AGGTCTGGCATCAGACCGCTTACAAGACCTCTGGAGGTCTTTTGAAGCACCACCTTATCATGAACAAGCACGGTAGAATTGTCTCCAAGAAGAAGCACGGAACCGCCAAGAAGGAGAAGCGTCTTGAGAAGGCTGGATACAAGACCCGCAAGGGTAAGTTCGGCTTTGTCAAGTCTGAGACTAAGAAGGTCAAGAAGGGCAGTCGCAAGAGCAAGAAGGGCAGCCGTAAGAGCAAGAAGGGCAGCCGCAAGTAAGCGACATACCTACATGGATAATATTGGTCACATATTTAGGTATCTTATCTAACTAACACATTTCTATTTAGTGTATTTTTTGGTTAGATTGTCTTCATATGATATGCAAATGTGCTATATCATATGAAATATTTAGATGCGAATACAATACAGTAATTCGAATGCTATTACTTACATCCAATCATAAAAGAGGATAATACAGGTGCTGGGAATACTCGTTGCATATACGCATTCATCGCCTCTTTTCTCTCTGCATTGGAGATATCACTCTTTAACTTGCGGAAAAGCCATGCGTTAATACTATTAGGGCTCAATGTCTCTGCGATAAGATTATTTACTATCATCAAGTCATGTTTGGTTTCTAGCAACACGTTGTACAACGTCTCTCCAGAATAGGGAATCTTGTAAATATTGTCAGGATGTATATTTTTATCTACAAAATCGCGAGCCTGAACCATCTGATTCTTAAACATAATTTTATGATTTGCTGACATAGTCGTATCGCGACAAGGAACGTTCCTAGAAAACGCATCCTTCTTGATCATAACCACATAGTTTTCAATGCTGGTTGTTTTGGTTATCCCTTCAATCTTGTTTGTGCGAATCGTATGTTTCTCAGGATCAATCTTGTCGATTGCTACCTCGCCTTGATCCGTGAGGACGGGCGTACCCGCTGGGAAACAGATGTTTGAAGGTGCGGGTGGTGATAATATAATAACATTAACGTTTGTCTTACCGATAACCGTTTGACCACTACCTTCATTTACTCCAAATATGGTTAACAATGATTGAGGAATCGTAAGACTATTTAAACCTGAATTAGTGAAGACCTGAGTACCAATTGTTGCTAATTCACTGTCTGCAGCGAACGTGACGGATGCAAGGCTGGCACAACCATAGAACGCCTTGTTCCCAATGGAATCGACGGATGCGGGGATGGTGATGGAGGTGAGCCCGGTGTTGTTCTCGAACGCCTGAAACCCGATGGTGTCGAGAACACTATCCGCAGCGAACGTGACGGATGCAAGCCTGGTACAACCCCAGAACGCGATATCCCCGATGGAATTGACGGATGCGGGGATCTCGATGGAGGTGATTGCGGTATTTAGGAACGCGTAATTCCCGATAGTTGCGAGTTCGCTGCCCGCAGCGAAAGAGACGGATGCAAGGCTGGTACAACCATAGAACGCGACATTCTCGATGGAGGTGACGGATGCGGGGATGGTAATGGAGGTGATCGCGGTCTCTTGGAACGCGGCATTCCCGATGCTCGTCCACCCCGACAACACAGCATACGGTGGGCTCCCCGCATTCGTATAGTTGACTGGATTAAAGACTCCATACCCGTCGATCACGTAACTCTTAAACGGCACAGATGGCGACCCAGCAAGAGTATAGGATGAACCCGTAGAATAAGCTGTTCCATTGATTTTCTGTCCGTCCTTAATAAATACCGTGGTGAGAGCAACAGCAATGTGTGATAAGAACGCGGATGCCCCGATGGTAATCCCAGTGGCCCAGTTCGTTGATGCGATGAAGGTGACATTTGATAAGTTTGGTGTATTATAGAAACACCAATCTCCAATTATAGTAACAGATGCAGGAATAGTTATCGAACTGATACCTGATAATAAAAAGGCTGCTTCCCCAATACTAGTACATTGACTAACTCCATCAAAGATAACCGATGTTAAAACCGACATCGTTGTGTCTGGGCCGCTAATGGCTATCGATCTGAACGCGCTGGTTCCAATTGTTGTTACTGTGGCAGGAATGATAACTGATGTAATATTGTTTGAAACACCAGTTGCAAGTTCTGAAAACGCGTCATCGTAAATTTCGGTAATAGTTATAGTAGTTCCACTTAGATCAAATCCTTGTGGAATGGTAAGGACGCCAGAGGTGCCAGTCGCTCCCGGGTCAAGTCTTGCAGTGGTTGGGGTAAGTAGGGTATAACTATATGTGACTCCATTATCTATAAAGGTTGGCATAGCTAAAGTTATACTGTAGCACGATAATAAAAATAATACACAAGAAAAAACTACATTAGTTAGATTACATAATAAATACTACTACTCTATTTAGATAACATGTTGTACCACATACAACATGTTATCCGCGATGACCTCATTTACACCTTATCGCATACGGGCAGATAGGTGATGGGGACATATTTATGCCGACGAGAATCCCATACCAAATTGCTGCGAACTGATTGAACGCAGGTCGCTACTTCATACATGCGTGGCGAGTTGACAATATAACATACCGTATCGGTGAGCATATTCGCCATGGGTTCTAGCGTGGTGTCTACCGAAAGGGCTGCGATGCGTTCCATGAATGCTACGGCAAACATAATTCTTTAGCGATAAATGACTATACGTCTGTTCTTTGTGTATGCATAGTGGTCTACACAACGAACTCATTCAATTCTTTTCTTGATTTTCTACTTTTCTATTTTCCATCTACTTGCGCGTGTGTCTGCGGGTCTTGCGCGTTTTCTTTGCCTTCTTGGCCTTGCGTCCACGGGTGGCCTTGCGGGTCTTGCGCGACATTCTACCGGCCTTGCCTCGTTTTCCCTTGCGGGTCTTTTTGGCGACGCGGCTAGGGCGTCTCTTTTTGGTGGCGCGTCCGCGTCCGCCCTTCTTCGCACCTTTCATAGTTGCCATTATATTGGCCACCTCGTAGTCATTCACTAGGTTTTGTGCTTCTATGTCTTCGTCGTCTCGAGGGGAACGGCTGCGACCTCTGCGCTCATTATCCCTGATGCGTGCATCATCATGTTCTTTTGCACCCATGTATTCCGCCTTGTCCTCTCTTGTCAGAGTTCTACCACGAGCTTTCTCATCTGCTTTCTCATCTGCTTTCTCAGCTTGATACTCATCATGCACACGGGTAATGTCCTGACGTAGTGCTTCCGCACTCGCTTTTAAGTGACGTAAAGCACCAGTTTTTTCTGAAGCAGTAGTTGCCTTCTTTGCCGCAGCATAATCTGCATCGGCCGCCATGAATGCCTCAGCATGTCCCCAGTGAATTCCCTTATATATATCCTTCACTTGTGCTTTGTTACCACGTATATAGTCAATTACCCTCTTTATCTCTGGGCCACCATCCTCATTAAGCCTAGCAATTATCGCATTAATGCGAGCAAGATAACCAACGGAAGATGCACCCGATTTCTTGGGTCCCTCTGGATTGATGTAAAACGTCCAAGCATTTCCCAAGTCGGTTAGGTCTCGTGATGTGGTTTCTACAAAATCTGTTCTTAGGTTATCCTCTAGTTCTTGCATGTTTGCAGGAATACCATAGTACTTTGCTCCGTTCACACCCACGTTGTCTTGATCGCTATCAATTATTTCCGAAAGTCCTAGATATAGCATGAACTTTATCCATTTGTCGGTCGCAACTGCATCTGCAGGGTCAGGTCTCACAAGGGCTGCATTATATTCGTGTGCCGTGGATAACGCATCTAGATTCACCTGGTCTTCATTCGTTCTTGGAAGGATTGGCATACCTCGCCCATTGAAATCATCGATCGCGTCTCGAATTTCTATGTTCATATTCGTTACTGCACTTTTACCCCATGCACTAAAGTAGAATAGTTCGGCTGCTCTCTGTTGAGCGCCAACTAGTTCGATATATGTTGGATTGGTCACGTCCATACGTAAAATAGCCTCTAACGCCACTGGAGCTGGCATATCTTCTTCGCCAGATGTGCTATTCTCTACAATGTATTTATTAACGAGTGCCACAACGATCGCCTCATTCGCATGTATTGTTTCTTCAAGTGTTTTATTTCCGACCGCACTGTTTATAAAATCTACAACTGAATCTTTACCTTGCCACACCATATCATATAGAAGGCTCTTGACTTGTTTGCGCTTACCTTGTAGATTGTCTACAAGTTCAGCAGTACGATGCGCTATAGCAGCAATACTAATATCAGTATTTTGTGCTATTACCCCTGCATACTGCTTGGTAGTGGCTACGGCGTCAGATGTGATTGCCTGTTTCATTTGTGTCATTATCTGACTCGCAACTATAGTATCATCTAATGCGGTAGTTAGATTCATTACATTACTTGCTCTAAGAACCATTTGTGCTCGCTCTTCGATTGGTTGTTGGCGTTTTCTTTTAATACCTGCTATTCTGTTTTTTATCATAGCCGCTTCTCGCGATGTAGCATCACCTCTAATGCTGGGGATAACAACAGTTCCCGAACCAGCACCAGCAGCACTTACAATCATGTGACGACTAGCCATATTTTATAGTATACCTAAATATATAAAAATGAAGTAATACATATATTATTTCATTTAGCATGTGTGTGTTCTGTTGTATGTTTATGCTGTCTCTTCGCCTCCGCGTTTTGACAATAGATACATGAGTGCGATGATGACCAATATGACTAGGAAAATAGTCATGTATGGTGGCATGGAGGACTCGGGTTTCTTCTTGGAGTCTGCGGACGCGCACGCGTTGTCGTCGTTTGTGATGCCGTCCCATGTGAGAGCACAATCGTCTCTAAGATACTTCGAAGCTTCGCATCTATATTTTGATTTTACCCAATTAGTGAGGTCTGCACCACCACTCTCATTGGGTCCTTCAAGAGAACCACATTTTCCTAAATTATGCGGATTTGTGCAGTGTTTGCCAGTTCCTGTTGCGTCTTCCCAGTAATCGGGACATACCGCGATGGTAGGTGGCCATGTTTTATCCGCTAATCTTGAGTTTGCTAAAAGATATCCAATAATGGAAAGCATGATAATAAGAACGACGCATGCAACGCCAACAACTTTAGTTTGAAAAGGGTCTAAACCAAGCATAGTAATGATGTATATATAGTATTGATATTTTAGTACGTGTGTGCAAAAATAAAGTATCACGATAGGATATATTAGAATGACAAGTCGAACACAGAGTGAACCGAGTTATAATGGTCGTGTAAATGTAATGGAACCAGACACTGATACGTCAAAGTTGTTTAAAATGTATGATAAGATGCCAGTGTCTGACCCCGCATCGTTTAGGAATGCGACGCAGGGTATATGGAACTCTACAGCACTATCCGATGCATTTTTTTCTAGCGAGAATATGCGCATAATCCAAAATGGTATTAAATCTGGCGTATATAAGAAATCGAATAGTCAGTATCGCATTTGTGATCAAAACCCTGACACGCTGAAGATCATTATGCGCAGCATTTTTCTTGAGAATGCTGAAAATTCAAAAGACAGTGTTACACAACAAATAGTGGTGTTAAACAATCACGTTCTTGAATATGCTGTTCCTCAGGTGTATGGTGCGACTGTTTCGTACAACAAGTACCTACGTGATGCAAGTACATTGGTTCAGCCTATGTCGCGTCCAATCATGTCGTCTTATCCTAAGCAACTCCCTCGTACTCAGTTTGGTTTTAGTAAGGAAGATGTTACAAACTAGAATGAAAACATATAATCGCAACACAACATAAACCTAATCATTTATGTATCTATATTATGAATATTCCCAATCTAGATACGTTACTTATTCGAGATGAAATATCTGCAAGTATTCGCAGGTTTTTGTTAGAGTTTGAGACTAGTAAGCATGATCTTACTCGAAAACGCGGTATATATTTATGCGGTGATCCTGGGTGTGGAAAGAGTCACTTTATCAAAACTTTATTGAAGAGCATAGATTATGATGCAGTATTATTTGACGCAGGTGATATACGTAATAAGAATGTGATTGAGTCAATGACGCGTCCGAATATGTCATGTTCGAACATTATGAGTATTATGACTAAAAAAAAGAAGCCCATTGTCATAATCATGGACGAGATCGACGGAATGAATAGTGGTGATAAGGGTGGTATTAACGCACTTATCAAGTTGATCCGACCTAAGAAAACAAAAAAACAGCGTAATGAAGAGGTTGCAAACTCGCCAATTATTTGTATAAGTAATTACCATACAGATAAGAAAATTAAGGAGCTTATGAAAGTATGTCTTGTATTTGAACTTCCTCGCATTGGTTCTCCACAGTTGTATGAAATTGTTCAACAAGTGATGCCCGATATTAGTTCTCTGTGTAAGAGATATATTGCAAATAATATACAAGGAGATTTGCGACGCCTTTCAACATTGCATGCTATATATACAAAGGTTCCCGCCCGTATTTCTATGGGATTATTAAAAACGATATTGTTTCCTAAATGTTGTAACGATGATACAAAACAGATAACGACCAAATTGTTATCTGAACCGCATAACATTGACGAACATACAATCATCATGAACGATACTGATCGTACAATCGTCGGATTATTATGGCATGAGAACGTTATTGACATTTTACAGAGTATAAAAGACAAATCGCGTGCAGTTTCAATGTACTTATTATTTCTTACTAACATGTGTTTTTCAGATTACATTGATCGTATAACGTTTCAAAAGCAGATATGGCAGTTTAACGAATTAAGTTCGCTTATGAAAACGTTTTATAATAGTCATATTCTACACAACACATTGTATGTCGATACACCTAGAGCACCATTGAATGAAATCAGGTTCACTAAAGTATTAACAAAATATTCTACAGAGTACAATAATTCGTTGTTTATTTATAGCATGTGTCAGCAGGTTGGTATGGATAAAAAAGATATGTTTTTATTTTTTAGAACACTTAGTTACGAGAATGACGTTGAAAATCAGAAAACTCTTTATGATAATTATGACATAACAAAGTTAGATATCAGTCGTATCGCTCGATATTTAGACAAACATGTAGTGGATATTGTTGATAATGCCGTATTATCGTCAACACTATATGATGGAGACAGTGGTGAGGTATGTATGTAATTATATTTTACAGCATTGTTCAATACATATGCAGTGTTTACATAATTGTCACAACGTGTGAATAATCAAATAATAATATTCGAGTATAGTACGTACGATTATCTATGACTAAAACAACAAGTTCGCCGTCTCGGGTAAAGCGCTCAAAAGATGAAAATGCAAAAAAATTAGATAAGGAGAATCTTATTAAACTTGTCACATCTATTCTAAAGAGTGGTGTAAAACTTACAGTCCATGTGATTCTTGGTATTCTATGTATTCAGCAATGTCGTATATCACAGTCTGGTCTTTTACCAACGTGTGTATCTACTAGACCGTATACAGATAAGGATATTGAAATGAAACAGATTCATATGGATTATTTGACTACATCTGAAAATGAGGTAGATAAATCAATCAAGGCAACATATCCCATAAAGGAAAACTTGGCTCTTTACCAAGATTCCACCTTGTTAAAGACAATTCGTGAATGGACAATAGGTGCCCATTCGAGTAATCTGACCTATTATTTCGGTTCATGTATGCAGGCCTCTGCGATTAGTTATTATTCAATGCATAGCAATCTGTATGGATTTGTAAACTCATGGTTTCCACAATGGTTAATCATGTATATGTCGTTCACTATAATTCCTCTGATCTTTCAGATTTCGGGTTTTTGGGCATTCCTTGTGTTTGTATTTAGTTCTCTAGCGAATTGGGGATTACTTCTTAAATTAGGAACTGTGAGTGAAGAAGACCCAACAAGGAAATCGTGGCGACATGATAGTGGTATATGGACATGGCCTTCGTCCCCATTTACTATATTAGTACTCATTCTTGTTATTTGTGCTCTTCCTTTGTCAGCAGGCGCAGGTATTGGTATGGCATTCCTTCTAGGAATAAGCACGATATTCACACGAACCCAACTGATGTATTCCAAAAAACATGAAATAGAAGTTGCAATGTCTTCCGATCCATTAGAGTCAGAGAGTGATTCTGTGACAACCGAACCACCTAGTCCTGTTCCTAGTCCTGTTCCTAGTCCTGTTCCTAGTCCTGATATGGTAGGCGGAGGCTCTTCTGAAAAGGATGAAGACAAGCCACCATCTCCTGAAGATGAGTCGGCCGCCAGAGAAGAAAGTTGTAAGACTTCCAATAAAACAACTTCAAAGAAAAAAGAGAAGTTTACCATGATGAATCAGATAAGTTTAACATTTAAAGTATATCGTCACATTATCATGATTATCATGACAATCTATATGCTTATGGATATTCAATCTGTCTTGGGAGCAAAATATCTATTAGGTGGTATTTTTGCAGTTATCGTTATGTACAATTTTACGGACGTATATAAAAAATATAAGATATCTGCTTGTGACAACTTTACAGAAGGTTTAATCGGTGCTGCAAACAGTTTTCGCAAATGCGAACTTGACCCAGGAGTGCCTCACGAAGACAAAGAGATAGAACGTTCAGGGTTTCATATCCCAACTCCAGACCTCGCTAAAATAGCAGGTGCTGCCACCGGTGCAGGTGCATTATCGTCTCTAGCGGAGAACGTGGCATTACCATCCGTTCCAAGTTTGTCGGATAGTGTGAATGAGTTGCCCGATTCTAGTAGTGCTGACGAACCTAAGACAAGTGATAGCACCTCTAAATCAGAATCAGACTCAAAATCAAAAACATAAAAGATATTAATGGTTACTTATGGTATTTGACAATATGGATATTATTTCGAGTAAGTTATTACTATCACTGTTGATAATTGGTTCTATTTCGTGTAAATAAAATAGACGTTTGGTTAATCTAAGATTGGTGTATTCTGTGAGTTGTTCCATAGTACTCGGAGCATTGTTTGGTATGATTTCAATAGAGTTATAATGTTGCAACTTTATATGCATTTGTTCTATATTCATTACGTGTTCATTTATGAGTTCGTTGTAGTGGAATGTGTCATATAATTGTTCGATGTCTTCGCTTTCGCTTTCGCTATCATTATCAGATTGTTGATGTATATGTTCTAATTGTCTTATTTCTGCGTAATAACATGTGTCAATATCGATAATTATATCTGTGGTAAACTCTGGAATGAGTATTTCATCTATGTTATTTTCAAGATCATTCTTCATATTCATTATCGTGAAAATATATATTAGTCATTTTTAGAATAATAATATAGAGATAATTGTTGTTTGTATATTGGGAGGAGGCTACCTATTATCCCGATTTAGCTCAGTTGGTAGAGCATTTGACTGTAGTTGTACTGAAAGAAATCGAAATGTCACCTGTTCGAATCAGGTAATCGGGAAATAACTTTTTACGTAATTATGTTACGTAAAAAGAACGCGTATATAGTTAGACCGCATTCATGAGTCGTTTAACGATGAATAGAATAGCACACATGACCACACTATTGAAGATGATGCCATATAGGTTCATATTTCCATCGGTATTAAATAGTCCTGGTATGAATTTCGTTTCATATTTTTTGGTTGCAGGCATTTGAGAAATAAAGTACAGCATGGCAGCAAGAACAGGTGTCTGAAGTTCGTCATACAAATCTTCTACAGTTTTTGTAGCGGATTCTGATTTTTCGTGATCGCGCAGAATACTTTCATTCGATATATAGTGATTGATATAATCTGCATTATCTGACGGAGGGACGTAATTTGGTTTGACAGTTTCATCAACTGCTACACTTGCTTCTGACATAGGTATGTCGCGACTAGGCAGTGAGGTATTTCCGCTATTTGACATTTTTTGTATTCCCGATACGAGTTCTGCAATGGTAGATTGTGACAACTCAACGGGTTGTTGTGCATGTGGTTGTCCTCCACCCATTTGTGTATTGACACTCGCTTGCATATTGCTAATAACCTTGTTCTGTTCAACAGCACTCAACTGGACATTACCTCCAATAGACCCTCCGCCAGCGGGGTCAGTCGGCAACGATGCGATGTTCGACATAATCTACTTTATAACTACATAGTTTGTATTCCTACATTACGCGCGATACGCATAATTTAATAAGTGACCGAATTAGCATTTTTCGAACATGTTCGGGTTTCATGTGAAAACTTGTAACATTTATCTCCATGTTTAAACGTTTTATCGTCTATCTCGCTCATATCTGGTGCCTTAAATATAACACAATTGCGGTTCGTGCATGATATACGAAAGAGAGTAGCAAGACCGAAGCCTAAAATGGCGGACATAATGTGTCGTCCTGTATCAGATTGAACGAACTTTGATAAATGCATGATATAGTATATTAATATTATGTATTTTGCTTAATTCTGAATAGGTATCTTGCTTATTTCATTTTCATCAGTAGGACAGTCAACTTCCGTTGATTTAAATGTAAAGCAGTTGTCAACATTGTCTTTGTATTGGATGCGATTTGCATTTTCAGGCGTGGGAAATACATAGACAATGCGTTCCTCTGGACCCCATATGTATACGATAAATAGCCCGATTGCTAAACTGACAATGAAGGTATATATGGACAGATACCTAGAAATCATTACGAAGTATTATTGTATAGTGTACAGGTTATAATATTGATTACCCCTTCATATACTAGAAGTTTCTACAAACGCATCCGCTGGTTCAATGTCAAGCCTTTTTTCATATTCTCGTAATTTAATAAGCATTTTTTTATTTTGAACCATTACCTGAATTGCCTTTCCGCGTTCTTCTTGTATACGTTTATTTGCATCCTCTATTATTTTTTTTGCATCTACTGCTTGAGATTCTTGTTTTTTTATACGATGTTCTTCCATTAATTTTTCATTGTTTTGCTTAATTATTGCAACTTGCTTATTCACTTCTACTTTGTATTTTGGGTCACCAGGAAGATATCCAGAAAGAGTTTCGTCAAGATTTGTTATGAAGAAATCATATATGGATTTGTTTTTTAATATAGTGTTTATACTAACTTCCATCTCGGGGTTACATACAGGATTGGGAGCGTATACAAGAAGGTCTTTTTTGTCACATGTGTTATGTATATGAGGGAACACTAGAATGGTCTTTACTGGATCTAGTTGAACAAATGGAATAGTATATTTTTTCAAAAAATCACTTTCTTCTGCGATTGCTTTATTGTCATCATACCTTGTTTGTCGTAACAGTTCGCGTCGAAATGCAAACGTTCCAGCAGTCGCATGGTTAGGTCCATGTGGACCAAACTTATACATTTGAGAGATGTGTTTAAAATAAACATACACGATACTTGACCCTGCACACAGTGCTTTTGGATTTTCGGTCAATGTATGAACCGCATGGGAAACACGGTCGGGCGGATAGTAGTCGTCATCATCTTGATATATTATTATATCTCCCTGAGTTTTATCGTGCATTATATTTCGTTTTTTACCTAATATCATCTGACTGTCATACTTAAAATACTTCACTTGTGGTATATGAGATACTAGGTCTTCAATCTTGTCTGTTCCATCATCGATGATAATCCATTCCATTCTGTCTTTGGGGTAATCGTAATCATTGAAGCATTTAATTGCCATATCCCAGAAGGGTCGTCGGTTAAACGTTGGAGTACATATACTTACAAATGGTAGTTGACTAGAGCATTCTGAACCAGTAGATGTAACGTGTATTTGTTTGTTAAGTTTCTGTGCCTGACTGTTTCCAGAACTCTTCTTTTTGGAAGGCATTTATGTATTATTAATAATGCGATGGTTCTATACTTTCTTACTTACCCATAAGTGATTTTAGATATTTTTTGACTCTATCTTTTCGTGTATGTTTCTTATTGGTTGTTTTTGTTTTTCGTGTCGCATTCTTCTTATGATTACTTTTATTCTTGCGTTTAGTTTTTGATGATTTCTTTGTTTTCTTCTTTTTCTTAGAATGTGTTGTATTCGAGGGTTCTGGATTGGCATTGCCACCAGGACGATACTTGAGGAACCATTCCTCGTATTCTTTGGATAACCTGTCGGTTTTTAATTTGTTGAACATGACTGTTTTTTCTGCCCGCATATCTTCAATAGTCTCTTGACGTCCGTAACAGTTTATGCTAAATCGCTTAAGAACCCCCTTTTGATTTAATCGATTTTTCTCCTGCACTTCATATAGGAACTTGGCCATGCACATAAGACGGTTTAAGTTATAGTATTCTCTCTTGGAGTACAGAAATGCGAGGTACAAACTAAGCATTGTATCGATGGTTGCAATCTGTACAGGTGAACCATCAATATGGATCTTATTGTAGTTATGGCATGCCATTGGTTCGTATATGAATGCGACCGTATCCAGGTCGTTGACCATGACTTGATAATGTGGAGAAACTACCTCCCCGACGCCTTCTTTGCGACAAATCTTAACACCGCTAATCCCTTCTGTGTCTAATTGTTCTTTAAGAATAGTTGCCGTTGTCTTGGCATCCTCTGAAAATACATCGAAATCTGGTATATTTTCTAATTTTTGTTTCACATGTTGTGGCATATATTTTAGGTAAGTAGATATAGCAAACCCTCCGAAAAATACAACCCCTTCTCCGACAAGAGTGTCTTTAACAATATTGTAAAGTGTTTTGTCGTCTACTAGTTTTTGTGTGGCAGGAGATAGTTCTCGTTGAAACAGTGTATTTTCACAATCCATTTTTTTAAGTGGATGATGTTTGTTCAAGAGAGAAATACGTTTCAAAACCTTTTCCCAACGACTCACATCTCCTTCGGGACGGGATAGTTCAAGGTACATAGACATACGCAGATAGTTGGGAGGACAGTATAGGATGCCTCCCACCGTATGCGCTTCCTTCTGTAGTGTGTCAAATACGTCTTTATTTAAGTATGTGATGTCGGCCATACCGATAAAATTAACAAACACCTTATATGTCCCGTGATGTTGTCCTGATTTTGCCTCAACTTCTTCGAAGCCTGCTTTGTAGAATATGTCTGCTAATTCTTTCGCGTCCTTTACTGGGTTTTTGCTGAAGAAATCATAGTCGGCGAGGTCTGTATCCTTATTATAAAACTTGTCGTGTTTAGGTAGTAGAGCGTTAATTGCTGTACCACCGTAGCATACCAGACGTTTTCGGCGAAGAAACTGTTCTACAATAGAGATCATCTTTTGAACCTCTGCAGAGTTGACTACACGTTTTGACTGCACCTCTCCTGCCTTGTCAACAGCCGCGCGTAATATTGCCATTTCGCATTCTTGGAATGTCATTTTTGAATCACAACTAGGATGTCGAAATTTCATTTGCAAATAAGTATGTTCTATTTGACGTATAGTATATATTATACGACGAAAAGAAATATTATTATCTGAATATGGATAATTTTATATTGAGTGTGTTGTTCCCATTGGACCATCTAGAGGCGAGTGTGTTGTTCCCATTGGACCATCTAGAGGCTTAGGTGCAAATGACAAAGCAGGATCCTGTTTCGGAGGAATAGGTACACACTTCTGTATATACCTAAACTTGGCTGGCTTTAGCACGAATGCATGATTTTCTTTATTGAAGAAAAATGTTTGTTCTTCGAAGTTTACATCACTTTCCTGATAGCGAACTGCAACCATTTGAATGCCTAAGTTTCGACACAGAATAGAACTAGGATTGGGTGGAGACATTTCTAGTTCGTTAGGGGTGCATATAGTTATTTGTCGACGGTTATATTGAGTCAACTCATTTGTATTAGGATTATTTACGACTTCGTTCACGGATAATTGACGCATAAATATAGAGCCACTGGCCATATTAACATATTTAAAAAACGCAGGTACATCGGCAAATGTTCTATTTTTGTTATTTACAATGACTACTATCTTACCCATCATAACTTGAAGAGGAACCTTACTAAAGTTCTCGTATTTATTCTCGTTGCCATACTTGGTGGTGTCAAGCAGTCTACTTTCATGACTCTTGAATATTTTTGCTAGATTGTTGTACATGGCGACATTCGTACTTTTGAATCGGATATGAATAATGATAGGATCTAATGGATTTGGTACTGTTCCTGATACAAATGCATAACTAGTGAGCATATTCATGACATCACTAAACTTTACACTATTTAAGGTTTCCTTTACGTAATTATTATCCTCTGTTGATGTAGCCACCACAGGTTCATCTCCTATTGAATATACCTCAAAGTCCAAAGCGCGTGCACCTTGTTTCAAAACACTTTTTAATGCACACGTCGATACAATGCCGTTTTTATAGTCTCCGGTGCTACAACAATTGTAAGCGGTCTTAATATAGTAGTCACGAAACATATGATCAAAATCTCCACTATTAGTCGAAGTGTACGCCGAACTGATCTTTCCATTAACTTTTCCGTAAAGGCCTTCGAAATGATTACATGTTGACGTTTCTTTGGTTGACATGGAGTAAAACCACCAAACAAGATAAAGAGCGACAAGAACTACAAATGTGTATAAAAATCCAGTAATTGTGCCTTCATTAAGGTTCTTCATCATTTCTAGTGGGTCAGTTTGACTTTCTTTCATAATTGTCTGTCTACCGTACCGCGACATTTTTTATTATCAAATAGTAAGTATTGGGGAGTATTGCAATATGGCTTAAATATTTATATACAGATAAAGTACAGTAATAATCATAAGATATGCCAGGTGGTCTTATGCAACTTGCAAAGCATGGAGATAAAGATGTTATTCTTACAGGAAACCCCAGCAAGTCATTTTTCAAAGTCGCTTATAGTAAATATACTAATTTTGCGCTACAGAAGTTTCGAGTAGACTTCGAAGGTGCTCGTTCTCTTCGCATGGCAGAAGAAACAAAAATGTCCTTTAAGATTCCACGTTATGCAGACCTTCTTATGGACGCATTTGTATCAATAAATCTACCCCATATATGGTCACCCATTATGCCACCTAAAACAAATGAATTAGACCCTGCTATGAATACTGGTGCATGGGTTCCATACGAGTTTAAATGGATTGACTACTTAGGTGCTATGATGATATCAAATATTTCTATTACATGTGGCAACTTTACAATACAAGAGTACAGTGGAGAATATATGCTTTCCATGGTACAGCGAGACCTTCCTGTTGATAAGCGCGAATTATTCTACCGTATGATTGGACATATTCCTGAAAATAATGATCCAGCCAATTCAGGATCTCGTGTTAATGTGTATCCTAATGCATTCTTCACCGAATCGCCAAACGGCGCGGAGCCTTCTATTCGTGGTAAACAACTACGCGGAGCCTTCTATTCGTGGTAAACAACTACTTATTCCCATTAATGCATGGTTTTCTATGAAACCACAAAGTGCTGTTCCATTGGTAAGTCTACAGTATAATGAAATGCATATCCATGTTACATTTCGCCCTATTCAACAACTATTTAAGATCCGTGACGTTCTTGATAGCGAAAATAATTACCCATACATTGCCCCTAATTTTAATGTAGATTATATGCAGTTCTATCGATTCTTGCAGACGCCTCCTGACGTTGCGATATCGACAGAATCGTATGACGACCGCCGTACAGCATGGAATGCAGACGTCCATCTCATATGTACATATGGGTTCTTATCAAAGGACGAACAGCGCTTATTTGCAGCAAAAGAGCAAAAATATCTAATCAAACAAGTACGAGAACATACCATTAAGAACATTGCTGGCACAAAAAAGATTGAATTAGATACACATGGTCTGGCAACAGGATTTATGTTTGCGTTCAAGCGCAACGATATTCATATGCGAAATGAATGGTCAAACCGTACCAATTGGCCGTATAATTATATTCCGTATGATATTGCACCTGCACCAACTACGACGATTGCTGCATATACGCCTATTACGCACCCGATTATCCGTGTGCATCCCAATGGAACTATTGAAGAACTACATATTGGTCCCGGAGTCAACGCAAATGGTATGCAGACGGGTTGGTATTTGACGGGGGACTACAAGATCGCAAACGCGCGGGATATTTTGGAATCCATGGCGATATTGTTTGACGGCAATTACCGAGAAAATAGTCAGGTAGCGGCTGTCTTCGATTATGCTGAAAAATATGGACGCAACCTAGGAAATGCAGAAGACGGTCTTTACTGCTATAATTTTTCATTGAACGATAGTCCACATCTTGGTCAACCTAGTGGAGCAGCGAACTTGTCATCATTTGAAAGCATCGAACTGGAAATCGCCACCATTGTTCCACCATTGGACCCCAACGCACAGACACTAGCGATCTGCGACCCCGACACGGGTGCACTTGTAGCGATTAATAAGCCGTCGTGGCGCATATACGACTACAACTACGACCTCACCGTGTTCGAAGAAAAGTACAACATCCTACATTTTGTATCTGGAAACTGTGGGGTGTCGTACATGGCTTAACCCATCGGTAGGTATATATATTTACCAGTTCGTTCATAAATTTCATGGATATTTATGAACTTCAAATTACAGTTTACTTGGCGACGCGTGCCCATTTATATACGCGATTCACGTCGGCAACGGATTTATAATATCTGCCGTCGTTACCCATCTTCTTCGCGTCTGGACATTGGTTAGCGGGATAAGGGGGTGAACTACGGGTTCGATACTTTTTGGTCTTGCTGATAACGCATTTATCTATTCTCTTGGAACTTTTCTTGGTATGTCTCTTTGCAGGTTTGAGAGACTTCTTGAGATTTTTACCTTTTTTACGTAATGAACGTTTTGTGTTTCGTATTTTTTGAGAGCGTCCACCAGATGTAATTATCTCACTTGTTCTTTGTCTTCTTTGATCTATGAATGCTTGTTGTCTAGCCTGTATAGCCAACCGTTCAGAAGCACGAGCATCCTCTAAACTTGTAGGGTTTATTATATTATGTGCTATTGTAACTCCCTGTGCAACCTGTTCATTGGTTCTACCTTCTTCTTCTAACTGATTCCTTACAAAACTGGTTATCTGGTCAGGTTCTGCATCAGTACGATTGCGACGATTCATTCGATTCATAACTATACTAATATATAAGGGTGTTATTGATTCAGGCATTATAATATAGTATAAGAGAATATAATATTATGCACGATTATCGACGTCTAGAATGGTAACTCTTCTTGGATTTCCTAGACTTCTTGGATTTCCTAGACTTCTTGGATTTTCTAGACTTCTTGGATTTTCTAGACTTCTTGGATTTTCCCTTGTTGGATCTTCGTCCACCATGCCATTCGCCTTCATCAATATCTTTTTGTGTAAGACCAGCATCTTTCATTCGTTGTTTGTTCTCAGCTTCCAGTTCTTTAAACGCAGTTGTTGGGTTAAAATTTACTACTGTTTCTACTGCGGATGGTTTCAGTTTATTCTGTATCAAATACTGTTTGTCACGGTCAGAAAGGTTACTCTTCATTACAGCTTCCATTACATTATAATCATAATAGTTGTTTTTTTTATTAAAATTCATAACTCGTCGAAACTCTGGATCGTCGTCTATATGAGGTCCTTCGTGGTTCATTATGTCATCTTCAACTGTTGGCGCCATTTGTCTTTGTAATTTGTCTTCCTTTTCACGTTTGTATAGGTTTTCACTTCTTTCGCGCAATTGTTCGCGATGACTCAAACTGGCACCCATCCACTCCTTCTGATAACTCTTATGTATGTTATCTTCTTTCATTTTTTTCATGTCTGATTCTTGAGTTTGTTCAGGTGTCAGAAGGGAAAGGGACATTTTCGGGTGTGCAGTTGCTGGAACAGACAGTATCCTTGGACTTGTTGTTGCAAAATTTGTTGCAGAACTTGTTGCAGAAGGGGTCTCGTGTACGGAAACCGGAGATACTGGTGGTAGGACTTTTGATTTTGAACCTTTACCACTCATGATTAGGGTTGTATACAATACCACATTATTATAATACTCGTTCAGAGTTTTTATGCTTCACTGCTGTTTTCTAAATCTTCAATTGGTGGAGGTGGTGGAACAAATCCGTCAGAACTACTGTCTTCCATTTCTTCTATAGGTGGAGGTGGCGGAACAAATCCGTCATCAGAACTGCTTAATTCTATGTCGCTAATAGCAGGCGGTGGTGGGACGAATCCGTCGTCGGATGAGGTATCAACCGTCTCACCGATATGGATACGTGGTAATGGTTCGTCTTCATCTTCTTCTGACTCCGCATCTGATTCTGCCTCTGATTCCGCATCGGAATCCACCTGTTCAGGAAGAACCATTTCTTCGAGATCAATAGGAATTGTAGGCTCGACATCGTTATCTTGAACAGACTCTTTTGTTGCGTCTGATGATATTTCTGTTGGCACTGCTATAGAAGAACCAATCCCTGGAATAGAAGGTGGAACGAATTCTTCTTCATATACCTTCTTTTCAGGGATTGACAGTTTTTTACCAATAGAGAACTGTACTACTTGAGGTTCGTAGTCTGGAAGCGTCCAACTGTTTATTGTGGCAGTTTCTTGGTATAATATATATGTAGTTGGTTTATCACGACGTTCTACCGCCATGCGTGCATATTTATCACGATTTAGACTGTCGATGTTTTCACGCATCTCGTGTATATTGAGGTGAACACTGTCGCGAAGAAATTGTTTATTTCCAGTGCGTTTATATTCAGTCATATTGGATTTAATGATTGATATATGTTCGTTAAGAAGATCAGTTTTTGTATGAATGCGTATCTGGTTATCCTTATTATACAATCGAGATGAATTATTGTATGCGGTTTCAATCTCACTAACATCTTGGCGTAAGTTTATAAGATTGTCACGCTTTAACTGGACTTTTTCCTGTGCTAAACGGTCTTCTTCATATGCGTCATGAGTATCGACCACAGCATCGCTAGTAATGTATCCGAACATGCCATCGTTGGTCAATCGTATTACATTTGTTCCGTATGTGTTCAATGTGTTTAATTGTTCTGCTCGTTCCTTACGAAGATCAATGGTGACACCAGTAATTAGTTTAATATCCAATTGACATGGGTTCTGCGTATCCCCACATTTGGCTATATGTGTTATTACTTCTGTTTCAGAAGTAATTGTAAATGTGCTTCCAACCTTTCTACCACAACTGACGCATGGTGGCGTGAACTTGCGAAACATATCTCGTCTCTCTCGATTTGACTTGGTTGCCTTTCTTATTGCATTTTTTTTACTAGATATTTCATTTTGATATCTAGATTTAAGTTGATAATATCTGTTTAGAGCATTGGTGTACTTTTGAAAAAGTGTTTCTTCTGAGTAATTTCCAGTATTTGTAGTATTGCTAGATAACATTGACGAGGATGACGAGGACATTGTATCTATAGTTGGGTATATGTAGTATACTATTATTTTTTTACACTGCATCATACTCGTTCTCCCATGAAGGAAGACCAGTGATGTTTGCATGAGATTGGTTCTTTTTTGCCTCTTGATAGTTTTGAATGCGCGACAAAATGTAATGTTGTTTTTCTCTATCCTTTAGCATTTTTTGTGATGGAGATGGTTTACCCTTGTATTTATAATAAAGTAAACTGGCAAAAAGAAATATGACCACACATGCAACAGATATATTCAATACATCGTTATAGTATTTTTTCTTAAATATTGAGCAATTATGTAGAGTTTGTCCTATGAAGTATCGCGTTCCTGGTTCTACTAATCTAGGCGTGGTTGGTATATCTATAAATGAATCCATTATGGGTAGTACACCTTCCTTTTATTATATCCTGGTAAAATAGACACATATTACTATGTCGGAAAAAACAGAAACGACAGACAATAGCAACTTCGCGATAACATTCACATTGATATTCTATATCCTTTATTTTATGTATATTAAACCAGTTGTCACGCTTGATATCCTCAAAACCCCTGAAAAATATGAGGAATCTATAAAAAAAACCTATTTCAGTACGGGTATTCTTTTCGCATGTGTGCTAATGATCCAACTTCTATCTAATACAATAGGATTTCAGTCTAAATGTCAAGGTAACTTTATATCAAACTTTGGAAAAGTTTTCGGTGCTACGTTTCTACCATGGTTTGCTATAATGGGAAGCGTGATGATTTCTCTTCTTGTTTTCCCTGGATTCAAGGGTGCATTCTCTAATGTGTTAGGATACTATGCTGTAGCCAATTCATCAAATGATATATTGGTATCTCTTCTTGGGTCTAGTGATACAAACACTACAGTTGATTCCATCCCAGAGGATAAAGGTGTAGAAAAAACACAGTTAGCAGACGCAGCTGCTGCTATTGTGAAGATTGTTGGAAACACGTCACTTTTAGTAAATCAGATTACTCCAAGCAACTTCGTCGAATTTTGGACAAATATTACACCTCTTATCAAACCAGAGTTAAAAGACCCGAGTGCACATGAAGATCTTAAGAAGAAACTTCTCGAAAATGTAGTATTGAAAGATAATATTGGTGAAGCATGTTGGTACGTATACACAATGATTCTTCTCATAACTGTAGTAAAGTCGAATATAGCAGAAATACCATGTGGTACATCAGTTGCAGCAATTCGTACTCGCATGGACAACTTCAACAAAAAACAAGATGCAATTGATGCGAAAAACAAGAAAAAGGAATCAGTTACATACAAAAGTTAAACTAAAGGTTCGTTAATATTTTGTAAAACATAATACGGTATTCGTGATATGTTTTACAAAATATGAAAAAGGATAGAATATTATAGCACGCGAACGGGTTCATAGTGACCACCACTCCATTCCAACTCAATGGTTCGGTCGAATGATGATGTCCCAGGCAAAAACTCAATGTTCGGACGCGTTCGGTCACGACTGCATATGTTGCGCACCACGATGCGCAACCGCCACAGGTTACACGCCGCTTGAATCTCGATAGCCCCACCCCACGTGTTGTGACTGCGCATCTTATCGATATAGTTGGGACCCGCATCCATTTCCAGAATCTGTCGCGTTTCGATCCCGTCGATGAGAGGACGATTTGCTGCGAGGTATCCGCATATGTCGGACCGTATCTGTGCACTCGATATGGGGAGGAAGTGACTCATACTATTGAATAGACAACTCATTGTATGTATCTCAATATAATGGATATTGAAAAGAATCTTCCATGGTGTTACATAATGGGTTTCAAGCAATAAAACTGAACAAATAGATAGCATAAAATGGCCAAGATGATGGAAACCATCCATATCGGGATGATGGTCTTCTTTCTAAAGCCCAGTCCAAACTGACGGATGCTACCGTCTTCTTCGAATAGTAGATGGGGTGCCCCATATATAATAATCAAAAAGAAGCCTGTAAACAGAATAAGTGCGAAGTATGTTGGGTTTTTTATAATCTCTCGTTGGTTCATTGTTTATAAAGATATACTGTACTCTATTTCGATAAAAAAGCACGAGAACGGACTTGTTAACAATTTTTATTCGTTTGCGTATTTATTAATAATCATCATCGTCATCTCCTTCTTCTCCATATGGGTCTCCGTTTGCATCATCCCCACGAATACGTGACAGATTGCGCTCATCGTCATCTTCATCCACTTGTCGGTCCATATCGGCTAAATAATCGTCCTGATACTGAGACAAGTTCTCATCAGTTACCGAATGATTGGTGGAACGAATATGAGATTCGATTTCCTGCATTTTGTCTGCAAAATCGCGTTCATTGTCATAGTCATCTTTCACATGAAATCTTAGACTTTTTTGCATACCTTTTCCCCAGACGCCTTGTTTGTTCGCCTTCTTAATGTTGTCGAGATCGCGGTCGGCCTGGTCTTTCATCCTCTCCAGACGAGTCGTAATGAGTTCTTTCTCTCCTTCGCGTATTCTAAAGTTGATGTTCGAGACCTTTGAATACGATGATTCTATAATACTCTTATGATTATGCATAATCCGTATGTATTGGTGTAACAGATTGGCTGTTGCACTTCTCATCTTTTTCATGTCACTCATATAAATACTTGGGTCGACACTTGGGTGTTCGTTATCATGCTGGCGATGTATATCTCCTATGGAATATTCACTAGTCTCAGCGTCCAAGTTCAACAATGTATCATCTCCCGACAGTTCGACATACGAATGTAATGTTGACAGTAAATAGTGTTCGAATAGCATCTTGCATGTAGTCTTGTCTAACACCGATACAATAGAAACCGTTGATTTATCACCAGATACAGGAATCTCGGTAAAATATGGAGTATTTTCAGCCATTCTACGTATTGTATCGCACTTTTTAGTGACTGCAGTTAGAATGTATTTGATATCTGGATTGTCGTAAATCTTTTCTAATTCATCGTATTCGCCCTTCGCGATCGTATTGATCGCGTCTACCGCCTTGCGTGATATCGAGTTACGTTTGGCAGTTGAATATGCCATTGTTTTGCTATGGTCAACTTTAGACTGGATAGCATTCGGGAATACCTTTATCATATTATGAATATAGGTATTGATGAATGAAAATAGGTTATAATATGTGCTACTGTGGTCATTTTTTTCTGATTCATCTTCTTCCCATGATGTTATTCCGGTCAAAAACGCATTCATTGTCTTAGCATGTGCTGGTGGCATAGCTACATTGTCGCTGATAAACAATGATATATTTTTTCGCATGATATCATTTTGTCTAGACAACACATTGCGCAACGTTCGTACTTCAGGAGACGACCTATAGGTATCATAGTCAAATGTATCAAGAACGATATCTAGACTGCGCATAACCTCTGCAATGGGTTGTTCATCGTCAGCCATAGCATCTCTACACTGTACGATCGTGTTGCGCAAACGCTGAACCTGTGTCACTAGTCCATTATCATATTGAACAGATACTTGATTTTTTGCTCCTACTAGTCGCAATAGTTTATCTAAGAACGCCCCATCATATACTTTACCTGCGTCTTTGAGTTTTCGTATTTTCTCAGAGATCGCGTCTGAATTGGAAAAGGTATCTGGTTTACCACCACATATATCCGACAAATCATCATCCAATAACTCTTGACGATTGAACCGACATATGGATATGAAGGCTTTATAGATTGTTACCTCACTGTATTCTTTACCTAGTGTTGCACGTGCATTTTTATCGTTAATATTGCAGAATATAGTAAGAGCTCGAGAGAGACGTTTCACATCTGATATAATACTCTGCATACCCGATAATACCCCCTCTGATTGTTGGAGTTCTCCATTGAGGTTTGAAAAATACTCGTATTGTGTTTTTCCTAGACTTCCTACACCAAACTCGTCAATGAAGAGTTCATCAACTGTATCACGATGTCCTTTGACTTCGTTAATAATCTGTTGTATTCCTACTTGGTAAGCTAGAGAGTATTGCACAATCTTGCCCTGTATGACATTGAGTTTGCTCCATTGTGCTGAACTAGCAGTTTTTATGTCCGATATGAGGAGGTCTTTAAACCCACTCACAACAGGTTGTAGGCGTGGAAGGTGAACTGTATAAAGAGGTGGCATAAATGTGTTCCATTTTTCCACCTGATTTTCGTCAGGAACTTCTGTATTTGGATGTTCCATAATATACTCGCGTTTGGCATTTATCTTTTCAGTGACGTCCAAGTTGGACATATAATAACTTTCAATAAATAATTTTATTTTTTTCATAATATTCTCAGGAGATTTGCGACGTAGAACGCTCCATATTCCGCTTGTTGTCATACCCTTGCGTGATACGCATGCAAGATATGATAGACCACTAGTGTCTCCATCGCCATCTAATGGATATCCACTAAACGACCGAATGCATCCTGGATATGTTTTTTTGGTGGTTACTGAAGGTACTGCTGTCTGGATTCCTATGAGTGTTGCACCTAATGTTGAAAACATGATTGATTCGTTATAGATTGTCTCGTACGGAGGCATTTTTTTCCCGTCGACTGCTGCTTTAGCGACTGACTGTTGGTATGCAGCACTTGTTGGTAGAACTCCTGGTATTGCTACTGTAGCAGAAGCAATCTTTACAATAAACTCCATTTGAGATACCAACGTGATATTCATGAATCCTGCAATAGCAGATGCCACTCGGTATATAGTTTGTGTCATAGGTGTTGTGTATTTGACAACGGTTGCATGCGCCTGTCGAATTTCACGTAAATACTGCGTATCAAACTCTTCTTCTGATGCCCCTCTACTAACAATTTTATGTCCATTTTCGAAGCCTTCTTCTGTATCAAAATCTTTTCGGGCGATGGTTTCTCCACTGAACTTATCTACCCAGTAAGCACCATCGTCACTTTCTGCTCCAATTTCGCGAATAATACGCTGCAGAGCATGCTGATATAAAGGGCGTGTATAGTTATTACCATCTTCCAGCCATGCAATTGCCAGTTCATGCATAAATCCGGGCAAGAGTTGAGTTTTTGTTTCTTTACAATAGCGCCATCGACGTGATGAGTCAATATCAATATCACATTTCTCTCTATCAGCACACTCTTCAGTGTATTTGTTGATAAAATGCAATATGTCACTATATTTCACATTGAGATCCTTTTGTGCTAATATTTTATCTCTGAGTTCTAGGTGAGGTGACCGAACTTTTGTATTCATGACACCGCTTGCAATCATCTCTGATCCGATTGCGAACTGATGTCTGTCATATTTACATAGTTCGCGTGTGCGTCGCGATTTTAGAACATTGATAAGATGTTCGCTTCGCATAATTCTGGTCGTCAAATACGCATGCAGTTCATCAGCACTTGCAGCCAACTTCTCATCAAACCGATTGATAATCTCTTTCAATATATTTGCATGCATAATGGATTTAGCCTCGGTTACTGGAACACATTTATCACCAGCGCTTGTAGCAAGTTCGTTATAGACACATCCAGGTTCTAGACCACAGTTCATTGCCATACTGTCTGTTGGTAGTTGATTGCTCATATCTTTGTCGAGTTTCCATGTATCATTTATACGCTTAAAGTATTGAATCATTCCTTCAACATTATCGTGTAATAATGCATAGTCGCCGTCGCGTACACGCTTCTTCCCATTGATAAGCGTTTCAGTCAAATGTTCTACGTCGGCATCAGATACTATGTTGGGTTGTGTGCCCCGTACTTTGTTTTGAACAAACATAAAGAAGTTTTCTGGTGTCATTTTTGCATATTCTGCGTCGAACTTCTCAATAGTAGTGACAAACGGATCTTTCTTCTTTATCAGTAGCATGTAGTTTGTATCATCGTACTTTCGGTCAAAATAAATAGTATTGTTATTGTCTCTCTCCATCTCTTCATTGGAGAAGTATTGCTTTGTGATTATCACCATTTTACACTTATTGGGGTCCTTCTCCTCTTCTTTCTTGTTTTCCTCTTCTGTGGTGTCTTCTCTAAATATATTGAGCATATTATCCACCTTCTCATGAACAAGAATGTCTGCAGTTTCTCTGGAGATTATATCTGTCAATGCAGTACCATGATCCAGATGTATGATCTTAGAGAGAAGTTCGCTACTAGAGTAGTTGAGATCAGACCGATTATAGTAGGTTGCAATCAAATTACTGAATTTTACTGAAGTTAGTTCAGTGATAGCATTTGATGAAAACTGATTTGAATGTTTCATCCCATTGATGCGCGAAAATAGTTTCCACCTCGTCTTTTTATCGGCTACAAACTGAATAATATTGTTATTCACATTTTTACGAATATTCACAAGTTGTGTTTTAGTAATATCGTGCGTATAAATACTGAACGGTTCTAAAAGTGTAACAAAGTTGTGAAAGTTTAACATGTTTTTTGAAGTAGGTGATATAATATCAATTAAATGTGTTGTTGTGGGAATAATTGACTGAACATATTTTTCAAAACTTATCCCTGCTAGGTCTGTTCCCATATGATAATTGGTAAAGTTGTTACTTGTTACAGGGCTATATTTACTCGATGTGTCAATACTATCTATAATCACATTGTTTATCTTGGTTTTTCGTCCTAATGTTTTAAAATACAATGGATATAATGTGCTGGTATGGGATTTTTTGTCAATTGATGTCCCTGAACGATTTACACGTGAAAATCGAGTGATTGAACGTGGTAATGTCATAATAGACCGAATCGCCATGCTATCACCCATAGAAACTGGAACTCTATGTGTTCTCTCTATTGGGTTCATATTAGGGTCTCGAGTAACAAGTAAATTAGTAGGTGCAAGATATTGCTGTTTTGTCATACGCGATGTAGTGATACCAGAGGTTGTTATTCCTGAAATACATGATGACCGGAAGTTTGTCAGGTTGTTTATCACAGTATATTGGTCGATTGGTGTTTCAATCGTGCTAATAATATCTTTGTCTTCGATGTCTGGTGTTCCAAAAGAAGAAAATGCTGTATTAATTCCTGATATGTACTGACGGTATTTATTAACAATATCGCTATTTGAACCAGTCATGTATGCTTGCTCGATTGTTTTTAATCCATTGTCAATGTCATCTATCAACTCACGACTTTGAATGTCTACTATATCCTCATCAATTGGAATAGGCTCGTCATATATATTTCGTGAAATCTTAGTGACTGGGACTACCCATAGAAGATTATGACGCATTCGTACAATGTCTTCAACTAGTGGCTTCCAGTCATCAGTGTTTACTTTCACACCAGTTACATTAAAGAAACTGTCCATCAGAGAGAACGTTTCACGTAATTGAATAAATCTTTCGATCTCTATAGCAATATTATTCGTATTTCTAAAACCTCTATTACTTGATTCCTGTTTCATCATAAGGTCATCTAGCAAATCATCGGTCTGTGCATTTAAGGTGTATCGTTCCTTTGATTTATCTACTGTTTCCATTGTTTCCACCATATCAAGAGATGCACCTATATTGCGCTGCCTAGATGTAACGATATATTCATCTAGTAGTTCAATAGGTTTATCACGGGTTTCTCGAATTTCACCCTCTTCCAAGTCACTGTCGTCTGATGTCATACCATAGTCACGTAACGCCAGTGTGCGTTCATCAACTGTGTTCGGTTTGTTACGGTCTTCTCGAATTTCACCCTCTTCCAAGTCACTGTCGCCTGATGACACCTCGTCATCGTTTATATCATTAGTCTCTTCGGTCTCTTTCTCTAAAAGGGGTTCGTTCACTTGTTCTTCTTCTATCGAGGTTGAAACGTCTGGAGCAGGTCGTAATTCAATGCGATTTATGTGAACATTTTGTGGAAGACCCTTATAGTCAAAATTAAAATATAGATAGTCATTTTCGATATCATCTGGATCATTGAATACTCGCACTTCAATCATATCTGATTCAAGGTTAGTAATCTCTCCAGTGATAACCGAAGGAGTAGGTCCATCAAAATATACGTTTATCCATTTTCCAACGACAAGTCCATGTTGTCGTGCATATCCCTCTAATTCGGAACGAGACACTATGATAATTTCTTCAATAGTGCCATCGCCTAGAATACCTCCCTCATGTATTCTTAGTTTGAGAGTATCCATAGTGTCTAGGTTCACTAAGTTTATTCTCTCTTCATCTATGTAGTCGATGAAGAATAGTTGATGGTTGAATAGTTGGTTTTCCGGAGCAACAATACGGATTACGTCCGATAGCTTTAATTGTGGGGATCCCTGTTTGGGTATAGTAGATCCAGATACTTTGTTTGCCATTCCTATAATTACTAAAGATTTAATATCTTACCAATATACTCATTGTCAAACACCTGATAACATGCAATGCATAGCATACTGCGATACTTCTCTGGAAATGGTAATAGATATAGATGATATAGAGAGAAATGTCAAAGGTATTATACATGAGTATGAACGATAATACAACAATTGGACAAACATATTTGGTACATAATGTGTTAAAATGTTTAGATTGTGTAGATTTGCTAAATGAGAATGAGCCATGTGTTCCTGCAAAGAAGATATTAAACACTATAACTAGTTCTATTGGCAACTCTCAGTATAAAACAATTACGTATAAGAAAAATAGTGTTTCTGATGAAACTCTTGTTACACTAGGGTTGTTTCGGTCTGTGATCTTTAATGATGCTAATAAAATTCTATCTTTTGCTCCTCCTAAGTCTATGGCGTACGAAAAGTTCAAGATTAAGTATCCAGACTTATCTCATCTTATTATTGACGAGTTTATAGACGGAACCATGATAAATGTATTTTACGATAGAATGACTGTTACCGAAAATCAGGATAATAGTATTCTTGGTGGTGGTTGGAATATTTCTACTCGAAAGAATATTGGTGCAAGCAATCATTTTTATCGTTATTCTAATAATAATGTGCAGCGAGATTTTGGAGAATTATTCAAAGAGACATTTCTAGAGGCAGAAATCAATGTTGAATTGTTAGATACGGCGTATTGTTATAGTTTTGTAATGCGTCATCCTGAAAACAGGATTGTATCTTACGTGAAAGATCCTGAATTATATCTTACTGATGCGTTTCGTTTGACTAATTCTATTTTGGATACTATTCAGGTTAATCAACCTACAAAATATGAAGTGAATGTAGCGTCCCGTAAAGCATGTCGCGAAATGAGTGCATTTATTAATTCTAAAGTGAAGTATCCTACTAATTTCTTTATGAACAACTATCAAGAACTTGAAAAAATGGTCGAAGGACATTCGCCAGATGGGACACTAACAAAGGGGTATATGATACACTGTCCACTCACGAACCTACGCACGAAGATCGTTCCCGAAGAGTACAACTTTGTAAAAGAGTTGCGAGGAAACTTTGCTGATTTACGACTCCTTTTCCTTACTCTAGAGAGAGAAGGTCGAGTTCAAGAATACTTGCACTATTACCCAGAAAACTACAAAATGTTTTCTGAATATAGTCATCTACTAAGCGATTATATCCATTGCATGTACATGTTATATCGAGAATGCTTTATTGCTAAAAATAAACCTCTTGCAGAGTATCCATCTAATTTTCGAACACATATGTATAAGTTGCATGGGATCTACAAAGAGTATTATAAGCCAGTTAATGGACACATTCGGCATCACGACGTTGTCAATTATGTGAGCGGATTGGACATACCATTGTTGTTCAATACCATGTTTGTAGCCAAGTAATATATTACCTTAGGTCGAAAAAAATATAATATATATATATGAATATATATTATATGAACAATATTTGCATGATATTAGATTAGAACATTTCTTTCATCTGAGTATATATTTCTATTCCAGACTCTATAATACTAATCATATTTTCCGTTACTTTTCCACGGGATGTTTCTTCGAGGTAACCTAACTTAACCATAATATATGCATCATGTGGATGTAGTTTTTTTGCTGCACAATAGGTCATTGTTTTGGCACCTTCGTAGTATTGAGAGTATGCCAAATGTTGGATCAGCATACCAAGCGTATAATCTTCATTATGAAGTTTAATATCAAACCCATTTTTAATGGTGCTTTCAGTTTCGGCAATATCAGGTGAACCTGACTTGAATAATGTATGCATTGTAGTAAGTTTTTCAATCATTTTGTCACATGCGAGGTAAAGTAGTTCTTTACATGTGAACACCCCAATTGTTTTTATGGTAAAGTCAAAACTATCTGGTATGAATATTCGTTGAGCGTCATGTAACCCCCAGTTTGTAAGTTCAAATGCAATATTATCTCCTAATACTCCTGCATCCTTAAGTTCTTGTTCTTTGATCTTGCGTTGATGAATGATTTTAGTGTTATCAGGAGTGTTCCCGTAACTGCATGTCGAAACCACATTGAACATACTGTTTTCTTCTACATCTACAAAGGATAGATTTGATGTGAATGCAAGATGTTCACCACTTACATCCTGAGATAATCTGGGACGTAACCGGGTAATGATAATATAATGACCTGTTTGTGGATTTGCAGGGAATATGTTATGAACATCTTCGTCACTCAAATATTTGTTTGTAGTAGTATTTAAAATCTTAATATGTTCAGTAGTGACATACATAAACTCATCACTATTGTTACATACATCTAGTTCAAGGCTTAATTGATCAATAGGTGTATCCATGTCCGTAATATGAACCGGAATACAAGACAACCGCTGCTTGATAATTTCATTGTTAAACCTACATGTATTTGTAGTAATAGTTATATCACATTGTTCAGAAGGAGAACTGCGCATTGCTACACAACGAATCTCAGACATAATAATACGCCGAACTGCGTTTGCAATGCTCTTATCTGTCCCACTAAGAGTGAATGATATGGTGTAATCAGTTTCTACGACGTTTGCAACCTTCATGATGGCTTATAATATATATATATAGGTAGTAATAAATATCTAGATGGTGTTTCAATTCTGTTATATATTGTACCAATATCAAAATAGAACGCATACTAAACAACTATAGTATTGGTATTGGAACTAAATGAACAAACGATTTAGATATATTATCACCTCAATGTACAATGAATAGTATATTATACTACAGTAAGTATTGTGAGCATTCTAAAAAACTATTAGGTTATCTGACTAGCAATAATCTACAAGGGGCTATTCACTTTATTTGTATCGATAAACGCACACAAGATACCAAAACAGGGCGTACATATATTATAATGGACAATGGTGAACAGATTATCATGCCCGAGAACATTCAAAGTGTTCCATCCGTTCTTTTATTGAATGATAAGTATCGTGTTATACAGGGTGATGATATTTATAGTCATTTTCGACCTCGAGTAGAAGATACTGTAAGAGAAAGCACAAATAGTAATATGGAACCTACCTCGTTTGCGTTTTCTGGTGAGACCTCAGGGCTTGGAGTAATGTCAGATAGTTTTAGTTTTTTAGATATGGGTGCAGATGACTTGAGTACGAAAGGAAATGGTGGAACTCGACAAATGTATAATTATACAGGTCTTAGTGATGTTTCAGGTCAAATGCAAACTCCTACAGATGACTTTAATTATGAAGGTGGTGCAGGAGGTGGTCAACGTTCCAATACGATGGAACAACTTATGAAATCGCGTGAAAATGATTTTTCACAAATGACCCAACAACAAAGAAGATAGTTTAGATACCACAAAGAATATAGATAAGTTGCATTATAAATATATACTAATGAACCCTATAAAGCAAACATTACAGAAGGCATTTAACGACCATTTCGAAGAGTTTATACAAGATATTGTTAATGTATTTCCAGACAATGTAGATGTTGTTACTGCAAGTAAATCAATGACCCTCTTGCGAAAGGCAAATCCTAGACTGATCATTGGGATATGGAATAAATACGTTTCATTAAAGTATGCGACGCAAATAGACAACGGAGAAATAGATTTTTTCACGGAGAAAGACTATGGAGATGATACTAGTAAGATGGATAATTCTGCACAAGTGGTTAATGCAATCAATCGCATGCGTGAACCTGTCCGTCTAATGTCACCTGAGAACCAAATGAAGACAATGAAGTACATACAAAACTTGAAAAAGTTATGTGTTCTGTATTTTGCGGAGTAGACCCGATGATAGAGAATAATATTATATTGATGATATGTTGCGAAAATATATCATCAACTAGAAGTAATGAGAATATAATATCCTGCAAAGAATATAAGAATAATCACAGTCTTTACATTAAATCTGTGATTATGGCTCATTCTACAACGACAAGCCTTGACGACATGTTGGAAGAAGTAATTCAAACTGAGTACCCTGGTCTAGATGACACTCCTATTACTGATTCACGTGTTGAGGAAATAGATTCATGTAGCGACACCGAAGATGCCAAAGAGACAGTAATGCCAGAAATACCAAACGATTTCTCAAAACTTGCTAGAGCATTCATATCTGACATTGCTGCAACATTCCCCGAATATAGGATGATTATTAATAAATGGTGGGGGTTTGATTCATTTACAACCCCACAAGTGACTAGTTTGTTTTCGCACTGCATGAACGTGTATCCACCTCGCTTCACTGATATTATTTATCAAAATGCTAGTATATTTTCCGATGAATCCACCGTAAATGTTGATTTTTTACCAGGAATCAGTTTTAAGTTTTTATGGAATTGTCAAGATGTTAGTGATGCGCATAGAACAACCATTTGGAAATACTTACAAATGATTTTACTGTCTGTTTTAGGAACAATAAAAACTGACACAATGAGTGAAGATATGAAAACTATTTTTGAAACAATGTCTGAAGATAACATTAAAAACAAACTACAAGAGACTATTGAGAATATTCAATCTGTATTTGATTCTGCCAACAATAAGTCTGACAGTGATGACCCAGCAGACACTAGTGTGTCTGGAGATAGTCCGACACCAGATGCGAGTACTACAGCCGAAGGCATGCAGGCTCAGATTGATGGATTAATGGGTGGAAAACTAGGAGAACTTGCTCAGGAAATTGCAGAGGAGACTGCACAGGGTTTAGATATGGGTGAGTTTGACGGAAGTGAAAATGTATCTGATGTATTTAAGAAGATGTTCAACGACCCAGGAAAGTTTATGAATCTTGTATCTAATGTTACCAACAAACTAGACAGCAAGATGAAGTCGGGTGAGTTCCAACAACAAGACCTTATGCAAGAGGCTACAGGTATTCTACAAAACATGAAGGATATTCCTGGAATGGGAAATATCCAAGAGATGATGAGCAATATGAACGGTGGTGGAGGTAGTGGTCAACCTGATATGGCTGGCATGGCGAACATGGTAAGTAGTATGATGGGTGGTGGTGGAGGCGAAGGGGGTGGTGGTATGGCAGACATTGCAGGAATGATGGGTGGTTTAATGGGAGGGTTAAAACCTGGACAGAAACTTGATACAAATGCAATGGACCGCCAAGAAAAACGCACTAACCAAATTACTCAAATGAAACAGCGCATTGAAAAGAAAAAGTTGAAGGAGATGCTAGCTCTACAACAACTACAAGCAGCCACTGCCGCACGCGAACAGGCGGTGGTAGATACTCCTCCTCTCACAAATGAAGAACTAATTGATTTATTTAATGATAGCGGAGTGCCTCTATCTCATAGTCAAACTACTGGGACAAACTCAAAGAAGAAAAAGAGTAAATCCAAAAAATAAAAAAAATGCATTATATAAGTATCCAATCACAAGAGGCATATGACGGTATTTTGGACAACAAAACCAGGAGTTCTGATAAGTTCTGCAAGTATTAAACAACTATGGCCTACTCGATCAATGACATACATTGAAAAACTTAATGCAATTACTCGCCTGACAATTGTGCTTACTGTTTTAACATATGGATTGTCAGGCTCTATTCGTCCAGTTATGATAGGTGTAGTCACTTTAATCCTTATAGTGATGATTCATATTTATTATGTCAAAACAGGTCATCAACTATTCAACCCGCTTGCATCGAAAAGTAAAAATGGACAAACCGAAAAGGTAGAAGGGTTTAGAGGACATTTAAGTGAAAAAACACACATTGCAAATGCCAGCGAGTTATCTACAGCTCTTGGTTCTCAGTTTTCTCAGCCTACTTCCAGCAATCCATTGTCTAATGTATTATTAACAGATATCCAAGACAATCCAAATAAAAAGTCTGCTCCTCCAGCCTACCAAGATAAGGTCTATGCAGAAATCAATAACAATGCAATGGATATGGTAAAACAGACTAATAAGGACTTTCCTGGTATTGAGGAGAAATTATTTGGGTCTTTAGGCGAAAAGTTTAACCTTGACATGTCTATGCATCAATTTCATTCGACCCCTAACACTAGAGTATCCAATGATCAAGGTGCATTTGCACAGTTTTGTTATGGAAACATGACATCGTGCAAAGATGGTGACGTGCTTATGTGTTCATCAACTGACCATACCCGTATTGGGTAAATATCTAAGACATTGTTCTAACATATCATTTATTTTTTGCATTGGTTGTAAAAAATAATATTCTGCAAATGTATATAAATGGATACATCAACACCATTCGCAAATGCATCACGCATCGGAAACGACCTATGTAGCACAGACCAAAGGTCAATCCAGAACGTGCAAACATGTAACTACACACTGCAAAATTATTTCCTTAAGGACTGTGGTATGGAAAAGCCAATTCAGTTTGCAACAAATCAACCAGCAGTAAATTACAAGGGAGGTCATTTAGGCGCAGGAGGGTGTAATGTATCACAAAGTTCCGAACTACTTTTAGGTAGTCTCCAGACTCATCCCAAGGCTAAGATCGATCTATTCCAGCGACCATATTTGACTGTTCCTTTTCTAGGTCGTGGGTCTTCAGATTCTGTTGCTGAATCTCGTCTCCAACAAGGGGAACTAGAGACAAACCGTAAATCTGTAACTCAATTATCAGAAAGAACATACCTCAACCATACAAATACCCCATTAATCGATAGCATCAGCAACCGTATCAATAACCCCGCATTTATTGTTGAAGAGTCTGCATCTAGTGGATGGATTCGTGGTGGCATGGCTTCACGCGAGATGACCCGAGATACAATGTAATCACTTGATATGATACAACACCAATATATCAATATAGATACTTTTAGGAATAACATTATATTCACATAGAACTTGAATATAATGATTACATGTTCAACCACAGAGACGTCTTCTGATAAGCCATTACGTTTTGAATATATAAAAAATGCTGGGATAACCTACATTTTTTATGATACCAAATATACAGACTTCTTACATGAAAAACTAAACATTGTTATTTCAAATGATGCCATTTCTGAGTTTAAAAACGATTATGAACTCCTTAATATTTTATACACAAAAGAATTAGAACACATATTTGATAGTTCAGAGACAGATGAAGTTACGAACAAATGTATGGAAATGTTTGATATGATAAATGCATCTTCTTTATCCAAGTGCCTAGATTTATTGACAACCAAACCAACTGCATTACCTATGATGATGTGTGAAGGAGGAACATCTAGCAACAGTTTAGATGAAGTTGCCAATCGACGCAATGTATTACCCCTTTTATTTTCATATGATTTACTATTTTTTACACATAGGTGTATTTGTGACCTACTAGTATCTGGAGAAATTAAACCTATGTATTTAGATACGCTTTGCGATGCAATTCATGAATATATATAAATAATTACTCTAAAAATAAAATGTCTTCGCACTGTATATATATATCAATGGCTTCTACAAGAAACAAGAATACTCGAAATAATTATGCAATCGAACTCAATAAGAGTATCCATACACAAGAATATTTACTTGCAGGAGATTATGCACAATCAACAACTACAGCGTGTCCAGGAAATGGATTGGGTGGTGCAAACATACCTCGAACACATATGTCAAATAATCCAATCGAAATAGAAAACTTTCTTTTTGGTATTGGTTCATCAGACTTAACCAAAGATGTCAAGGTTCTTGACGCAGATTTGAAATGTCTTCCAACATATGATATATTTACAACTGCACCCACAGTAGTACCACAAAAGTTTGTTCCCAACAATACACAACGACCACAGTTTAAGTAATTACAACGGTCATGACAAAATCTCTATACAATATGATTACAATTACATATTGTATAGTTAACACTATGGGACACCATAGTTAGTATTCAGGAACATGTTTCTTAAATATGCACCCCATGGTTGCAAGACCATTTATTTCTTTCGTCACCAAATCTGGATTTTTAAAATTACAATTAGACATCCAGATTTTTATAATACAAAATGATTTTTTGGGTGATATAGTAATCCCGTTGATTGAATCCACAAAGGGAGAGTTGGAACTTAACGTATTTCCAGCCAACATGAAGGTGAGTTGTTTCCAGATTGAATATACTGATTTATTAGGAATCTTATAGGAAAAACAACCTCCATTACGATTGTTTGTGTCTTCCCATACAGGAACAATCCCCTCTTTCATAATGAATAGCATACAGTTGACAACCAATACTTCAGGTAAAGATTCCATAAGAGCAATTGTCTCTTCTACTGTGGTCATTGTATGCACATTTCGATAACTTTTTGTAGTCCAATCAGTATCATGTGGAAGATGTGCCCATAAAGTCCATTTATTTTGTAATTGATGATGTTCAGATACATCATCATTTGTTTTACAAGGTGCTAAGTCGCCCTCCATAATTATATATATCTATTATTTATCTATACTCTTTGTGGTTTCACATACTAAATCGGTTATTTCACATTCTGTTTGTTTCACATAAAAACCCTCCTTTTGAATAACAATATTCATATCTTGGTTATATGCATTCGAAATACTTACATTATGATCTATGATTTGAATAGTATAATTATAACCATATCGATAAACATTGTGTTGATTTAGTATCATCATCCATATGATATACTTATTAATATGATTTCCTATCACATAAAAATTACTAGTTTCAGTTCGCAATGATATATCATAGTGTTTCGGGTCATCTTCAAACTTTACAGTGACATTGATGAACTCTATACTGCTTTTTATCTTATCCAGATCAAATATTTTTACAGTGTTATCTAATACGACTACGTCTAGGGTTGGAGTTGTATAAATCAATGCATCCATATGTTCCGAAAAGGGTATAGGTTGGTCATGTATAGGTTCATCGAACATTGTTACAGTTTTTCCATCTTTTATGTGGTATAACCTGCATCTATGTTTATCTTTATTATCAAGTATCGGAATATAATCAGATATTATTTTTTTTAAATAAATTTCAGCATACGAATACCAATAGATCGTATTTATACACAATGACGTCATATAACCCTGTAATACATTCTTATACCTTGCTATACCATACATACCCGCTACAAAAATACTGAAATGAACAAGTCCTCCCATTTATCGTATTAGATATAATATAGGTTTTATATCTAATACATTTATTAACTTCTATATTTGTTATTGATTGTTTTACATTTTTCAAATATGTGACATTTCACTACAAATAATTATTATTCCGATGATGTAAGAACAGCCTTACCATTTTGTAACGTGCCTACATATACATCAGGATCACCATTTACGTCAATACTATACAATGACCCATTTTTTTCATCTGTTGTAAAATATGACACACCATTCACTTCTATTTCAAACACACCTTCTTCGTCCTCATCAACATCTTCCTCCTCCTCCTCCTCCTCTACTATGAGTTCAGATATACTGTCATCGCCTATAATATGATTATCATTCGTTGTTTTAGACATATTATTGCCTGAAACAATACTTACGTCTGGAATATTCAATATTTTTACATCTTTATTATCTAATACCTCATGTGATAACTCATTAATTCTTAATACAATATTATTTTTAGAATCTTTAGACTCTGTAGTATCATATATAGATTTCTCATCAGAATTATCCCCTTGTAGTTGAACTAATTCTTCTTGCATATCATTTAACTTCTCGCGATAAGATATTAACTCCTGTTCAAGAAGAGAAACATTAATTCGATACGTTGTCTCTTGAATACGTGATCTCGCTATTTTTTCTTCTTTTGTAAGACATATTAAATCCTCTTGTAACTGATGTATTTTATCATTACATTTCGAGATATCTTCTTGAATCCTCGATACATTGAACTCCATTACCGCATTGTGAATATGAAGACTAACTACTTTGTTTACTTCGCTCAAAATTAAATCCATGTCTATTTTCAAAGTTTTATTGGTTGATAGCATGGTTGTTGTTGACATATCAATGTATTACATAGTATAAGTTGTTTAGGTTGTTTTGATAAATAATAAATAATATGTATTCTGCAGTAGACGCGTCATACCTGATATATTATTTACTCATGTACTAAATATAATATAGTATGATTTCTACACGTATTCAAGAAATTACAGATGATGAAATACGCAAACTGTGTGACATTGTACATAGACAGACCGATTACACAATTAGTCAAATCATGGACAAACTTATTGAATATGATTATAACCATATTGATATAATCAAAGACTATATGGGAGTTGTTGTTACAAAACCGTATAAAATAGAATCAATACAACAGGAAATATACAAACAAATGCGTATTAAATTAGATGCTGCAACAAAGGATTTTAACGACGGACAATACGATAAACTAAAGAAGGAATTAGAAGACAATGCATGAGAAGAGAGAGAGAGAGACGACCAAACGACGGTATTGACCTAAAGGGCTAAATAGTAGTATACAACAATGAAAGTAACAAATACTGATTTACTCAATAATAGATATAAGTATTCTATTGATATTCTAGAACAGAATATTGTGGAAAATCATCTTGATGAAAAAATACTTTTGGCAACACAAACGCTTACGCCCGAGTTTTGTGTCAAATACATATTAGATTTAGATATTGAAGGAGGTGGAGAAGAGTCGTATATATTTGACGTGTGTTACATATTAGAGTTCCAAAAACATATTACAGAAAAAGATGTTACATATTAGAGTTCCAAAAACATATTACAGAAAAAGAATTGATGGATTTAATATCTACTTAAATAGTGTTATACATATCATACACTATGGACAAGACACTGTTCCCAAATGGATACTTGGAGTTAGGAATCGGGTGCATGTTTTCAGGAAAAACGTCATGGTTACTAGAGACATACAAAAAGTTCACATATTGTAAAACAAGTGTCATTGTTATCAATCATGCACATGATACAAGGTACCACGAAACTATGATGTCTACTCATGATAAAAATATGATACCATGCATACAACTTTCGACATTTGATGGAATCATGTCATCTGAGAATAGTAGTATATTAGATGGCATTGTTTCGGTTGATGTAGTCCTTATTAATGAAGGACAGTTCTTTGGGTCTCTTGTTCCGTTTGTTAAATACCTTTTAGACAACTGTAAAATTGTCTATGTATGCGGTCTTGACGGAGACTTCAAACAAGAACGGTTTGGCGAAATACTCGAACTTATCCCAATATGCGACAAAGTACACAAATTAAGCGCACTGTGTGCCGAGTGTAAGAACGGAACACCTGCTATATTTTCACATAGAATCAATAACGATAAACAACAAATGGTAATTGGTAGCGATAACTACATACCCCTCTGTAGAAAATGTCTTCATGACAAAACAATCATTGAATAAGTAATTCTAATAATGCAAACAACTTAGACCATGCCCTGCATTTATACCAAATACTAGATGGACGGAGCAAAAAAAAAGAGAGCAACTTCAAAAAATACCAAGATTAAACCTGTCGAAGTCGAATTAAGCATGTCTGACCCTAATACATCTGTTGTTCAAGATACATCATGCGTTTCCCCCAATATTCCAAAAAAAAGGGGAAGAAAACCAAAGGGTGGAAAAATTATTGAAGGTGGTATATCAGAGACAAAAAAGGAAATATATAAACCGAATATTATATTGCATCTAAAATGTTCAACGAGTGATTTAAAATGCAATGGTCATCGAGAATCAGACTTTTCACAAGTAAATATCAACTCATATAGTAGCGACATTCCTACATATCATATGATAAATAACCAAACAGCGGTAATACCAAACGAAAACAGTTTATTTGATGAAATATCCACAACAGTAATCCCCGATTTAAATGGTATTACTAATGATGGGATAAATACAACAAGTATTGCGCCAAATAAAGAGGTATGGAAAAAACTCAAATCCCTCGAACATCTTCTTCATATGAACAGTGTTCCTGACTCAAATGCATCATGCTTTTGGTGCACATACGATTTTGACAATCCACCAGCATACATACCCAAAATGTTTCTAAAAAATAGTTATCACGTATATGGATGTTTTTGCTCACCTGAATGTGCTGCAGCACATTTAATGAATGAAAATATAGATAGTTCGAGTAAGTTTGAACGTTACAGCCTACTAAACACAATCTATAATAGCGTGTATGGGTATTCTAAAAATATTAAACCTGCACCCGACCCACATTACCTACTTGATAAGTTTTTTGGTAATCTAACAATACAAGAATACAGATCAATGATACGAAGTGACAGACTGTTTCTTGTAGTAGATAAACCTATCACGCGTATATTACCTGAACTTCATGAAGATAATGATGAGTTTATTATTAATAATAAGATTATTCCAACTGCATCAAACTATCAAGTAAAACGAAAACTAAAATCGACCATTAATAAAAATCAATCCACTGAAAACTTTGGCATATTTTCCACAAATACAATCACTCCACCCGTTTGAACACTCATATGACCAATTAATATAGATACACTCTACAATGATATCTATATTAATACGTTGTTCTTGCACTAAATGTCAGCACAATCTAATATTTCCATACCATGGGTTGAGAAATATAGACCTAATTCATTTGATGCAATTGTTCTCAACAAAGTAAATAAAACAATATGTAATAATATTATTGAAACTGAATATTTTCCACACCTTCTACTATATGGTCCGCCTGGAACTGGAAAAACAACAACAATCAATAATTTAATTTACAATTATCAGAAAAAAATAGGATCCGTTAATAAGGATCTTGTTATTCAATTAAATGCATCTGATGAACGTGGTATAGATATTATCAGAAATCATATTCTACAATTTGTCAACTCAAAATGCATGTTTTCTACTGGAATGAAATTTGTTGTTCTAGATGAAGTAGATTATATGACTAAAAATGCACAACATGCTCTTAGATATTTGATAGATACATATAGCACCACTGTAAGGTTTTGCTTGATTTGTAATTATATTAGTAGAATAGATGAAGGATTACAAACAGAGTTCTTAAAAATACGCTTTAATAATTTACCCAAGGATCATATATACAGTTTTCTAAAACATATTACAGTATCTGAGAATATTGATATTACAGACAAACAAATACAAGATATTCAACAAATATATGGGTCAGATATACGCAGCATGATCAATTTTATACAATGCAATCATATGGCGAATAATAGAGTGATTGTTACCATAGATAATACTGTGTGGGATAAACTAACCACTCTTTTGACGAAAATAGAACCAGATGACCAAAAAACATATAATCCTGCACACAAATATTTGTTCACTATACAAGAAACATACGAAATGACAATTAAAAATATTATTAAAGACTATTTTACACATTTGCTCAAAAATAAAAAAATACAAGTTACTCAACCCTTCTTGACATTTATAGAACGGGTTGTGCATTCTTCGTCAATTAACGACAACGTGTTAATCAACTATGTCTTGGGGGGGTTTGGCGAGTTTTCAAGCATATTATAATATACATGTCGCTCGTATAAACGCTTCATAAAATCTGAAGTTGGAGGACTTGGTTCAGGGTCAAACAACTTTTCACTCAAACTATATACAGACTTATTGATTGACTTATTTGGAATGTTTTTTTTTATAGGAATAGAACGAGTTGGTTTATATGCTACCTGCATACTCGTATTCCAATTATACTATACGGCAATATAATAAAAATTGATTTAAAGAACTCTGTTAGATCAATATACCAATCAAACACTATATAAAGAATATTATGTTATCACAGCCACAAAACAGTGTTGACGACGAATGGGACCTTTTTGTAAATGATCCTACATATGAATGTAGGATGCTACAACAATCTGAGATATCAACTCTAGATAATACCACCAATAACTTAGATACCAATACGCATATATCAAACGACTGTCCTTCAGCAGGAGGCCTTTATATATCGACTAAATCTAAAATCGCATATCTAACTATGCCGATAAACCTTGGAAAAGTATTTTGGAAACTACCGATTATACGATATGATACACCTACAAACGGCATTGTGAAAAAACAAATGAAGTTCAACTCTACTTCACAAGAAGAAGTAGACGAACTTGAACAAAATATGACATCAGAGTTTTATGTAGTTAATCAAATTATGACAAGCATACGAAATCCATCTGGAAAAAAAGACTGGTTTAAAGATGTACGAAAAATTAGTGTCGGATTATCAATAAAAGATGTTACCGTATACAGAGACAAACAAAAATGTGCATTTTATAACTGCTTTGTTATTATCATTCGCATCAAAATAGAAGACGAAACAGATAGCACATATGGAAAGTTTAGAGAGTTTCATGTAAAAATATTCAATACAGGAAAAATCGAAATACCAGGTATTCAAACAGATTATCACTTATCGACAGTTATGAACCAAGTCCTCATATACTTAAGAAATGTCATAGATGAACCTATTTCATATGTAGGAGAATGTGATACGGTTCTTATCAACTCTAACTTTAACTGTGGATTTTACATACACAGAGAGATACTATTTGATATTCTCAAAACAAAATATAATATTCAATGCATATTTGACCCATGTTCTTATCCAGGCATACAGTGCAAGTTCTATTATGATAAAAAACGAAAAATACAAAATGGAACACCACTTGATATAGAACATGGAATAAAAGACGTAGATCTTGTCACCGTATCATTCATGATATTCAGAACAGGAAGCATTCTCATTGTAGGTATGTGCGATGAGTTTGTTCTAGATATTGTCTACAACTTTATAAAAAATCTTCTCAAAAATGAGTTTGTAACCATATGCCAACGAATCGCCACTACAGAAGAACTCACATTTGTCAAGAAGAAAAACTCCAAGGTTCGAAAACGACCTGTGATATTTGACCAAACATCTCCTACATGTAATCAAACCAATACTGTGATTCAAATAGTTAACGAGAAATAATACTAATCATCCAATCACGATATTCAGACGGACTCATATTCTCGGTATGGACTCCTTTTTCATTATTAGCACATTGTTTCCGTACTATATCACGATACAATGTCATACATAGAGGAACTTCTTCTAACATTGTATTCACTTCAATAACACGACATATCACATTGTTATAATACGATAGGGAATTATCATCTATATTGGTATAAATCAAATCCCTAATAAACAAAACCTCTGCCATATTTTGGTTAATTTGCTTATATTCATGCAAAAACTCAAGACATATATCAACTTGTGTAACATTCAACGATGATGCATCTAGGTTTACTGACAACTCGGGATTGGTATAATCGTGAGGTATATCCGAAAATATCTTTTTATACACAAACTGACCAGCATCCTTACATCCAATTGTATACGGAGTATACGAACTAGAACAATTGTCTGCATCGATCATAGATAATTGGGCAATGAACTCTATATAAAGACCAATTGCTCGTATTGAACCTGTTTTAGCACAAACAATAGATCTTGTCTGACATAAAAGCATTGTATATACATGCCCTATCACAAGTATACCATATATAACCCATTGAACAGAATACCGTTTACCATCTTTTTCAGTTTGTTCAATTAAACACTTTATATATTGAACTATATTGCGACTATGAACGCTCAATATAACACGTAAATCATCCATGTAATATATATACATCTAAAAAACACACATACTCTGCGTTATATTATTACATGCATCCAACTTATTTAGACAAAAATACAAAAGTGTATAAAGAATTATTGGGTAATACTATAAAAGGATGTCAACTACAAGTACTACAACACCTGCACCCACTGATGGAACAAACCAGACAAATTATAGACTACCATCAGATACCACTATGAAACATGCATGTAAAATTGCAATTGTTGAGGATAAACCCATTATTTTAGATTATTGGTCTGCATCCCTTGATAATAAGGCACTCATAGGTATTCGCGAAAACAAGGAAAAACTTTTGGTCAAAAGTGAAGAGGAATATACCTCTCCTATATCAAAGTTCTACAAGGTTAACTCAGAATACATTATCGTTACTGAAAACTCTATCTATTTGGTTTCATCTGATATCCCAAATCGCAATATTTCATAAACTACATTATAGAAATAGATTTCCACATACTTAATCTATGTATTATGATATTCACATCAATAACATAATACACTAAAATACATAAAGACTATTCATCTCTTTATCTAGCACATGAAAACACTCATAATTGCGTACTGTAAAATTGCATGCTTTCAGATGGTGAAATCAAACAAGTATAATATATGCAAATGCTTCCCACATTGCAGTGTTCTTAACAATACTCTATCTATAAATACAAGCGCATACATACTAGGACCAGACGCTAAAAACACAGGTTCAGACTGCTATTGTAAAGACAAATGCAAACATACACAAATCAATATATCTCATAAATTAACACCTTAGGTACCTTGTTCGTATGATGGCTTGGATTCGTGATATGGAATCAAAAACTTATCTCGAATCTCAATACCTTTAACATAATCTGTTTGTAAAAAGGGGTTCATTCCTATCTGACGAACCATCTGTCTCTCACCCATCTTTGTACAAGTCTCTTCTCGCTTATTGCTTGTACGACTAAATAATACTTCTGAATCTTGTTCACTAGGGGATACTGAAACATTTTCAGGTTCCACTGCATTCTTTATACGTGTCATAGGCGAACGTTCTAATAAACCATCAAATACTACGCCTGCGTTGCGCCACTTCCAACATATACGTTCATTATGCTTTGGAATAGACATTACGATACTACTATACGTCAATATTTTGCAGGTTTCATACAAACGTACTCAAATATTCTGCAAAACAAAATATTTACGTACTCTAGCATACTACTATGAAAACACATAGAAATCATAAAAAGAAGACAAAGAGTAACACAAAACGCACACGAAAAAGGAAACGCATACGCGCGCACGGACGAAAACTACTACTACAAATATCGAATACTCCATCTGAATCCATAAACACAATGGTATAACGGAAATCATGTATGTGGAGAATACTCGATACTACTAAATACATCAAATAATGGGTCATTTACAGAAAATATTGGCTCAAATACACCCATCATGTCAACCTCATCTTCACTATCATCACACTTACTAATCATCATCTGCTTTGTTGCACGGTATGCTTCCACATCACGCCGTCTCTTAGATAAATTACATCCGAGACAGGCAACCACTACATTATTTACAGAATGACGTATATCATTATCTACACGATCCAATGTCCATTGCATTGAATCGCGCACCTTATTACACAGTAAAAATATATCTTCGTTGCAATAATAACACCTGTGACCACATTCTATCATCTTTTGTACAGTATCAGTATAACTGATATGCTCACCGACAGACACACGGTCTTGAATACGATCTTGCGAGAGATATCCACTTAGTTTTTCCTTAATGTGACGAACAAACACAGGTATTGTATCTACATACTGTAACGGCATGTCACACATTGAATTAGTTAGATTTTTCACCAAATCTACTTGAATGCGATGAGTATAAAACTCTGCATCTACTTCAAACTTCCTAACCCTATCTGTTCTCTCTACATCCCCTATAACTTTCTTCATTTCGTACTTATTGTGCTTGCCAGCAAACGATATCGACCTCACTCCAGATGTATCATCCATATATATTATATAGTATATTACCAAATGACTTAAACTTAAAGCGGTATGATAATACATATGGACACAACAGACACATCAACTCAATGCATAGTACAATCTTTCTACATATGTAAAATATGCGAATGCTTATATACAGACCCATCCACTATAGACTGCGCATCATGTAACAATGTATCGTGTATCATGTTATACCAAGACGAAACATTAGAAGATGCGATTGAACAAAAACGAAAACAATATGGCTCTATAATTGAACAAGAACAAGAAGAAGAGTGTATTGAACTAAAACACTTAAAGTACAAATCTATGGTTCAAGGAGGCACCAGAAAAGACATCGGGGGGAGACCCAAGAGCGACTCAATTAACACCTTAGACAAGTTTTTAGAAGACGCTACTGCATCAAATAATACTGGGCGTTGGAACAAACTAGATAAGACTATAAAACTACAAAAAATAACAGAGTTTGCCGACGGATATGCCACAGAAAATGAATACACAGATCAAGATAAAGTATCACTTGTGACATACTTGAAAGATTGCATTGATAAGAAAAAATTACTAAGAGTAAAAGACGTTGAATATGACAACATCAGTGACAAACTAGTAGCCATTCCTGGTCTTCAATATAACAAAACATCCAAAAAACATACCATCAAAAATGCAGACTCTAAAAGATCTTCAGTGACAAAATCACTACCACAGAGAAAAACTGTCAAACTAAAACGGGACAACACCGACAAATAATTCGCACAAAAATAAAGTATTGTTATTTTTGTGCATACACATCACACTACAAAGAATATGACCATACTTATTTCAACTGTTCGTGGTTTTTACAATCGTTAACGATCCATGACCGCCTTGCGGTCTAAAACGATACCCTTACATACCTTACTTGTGATGCGAGCCTCTACGTCCAAATCATTCACCCTCATAATATCGGTAACTAATCTGTGGTACTGATCACGTCGAGAGACGGTTCCTCGGAAATGGTCTGGGTACACTACTCTCCAGTCATCTACCATGCGCCCCAACTTGCGACCTACCAAAAACACAGAATTAGCCAACATTTTCATAGCCTTATCATTTTTTTCCCATCCCGTAGCATCTTTCACGCATACCGTATTGCGTCGCGCATCTGTGCAGTGTATCGGTCTCTCTGTAATAGCCATGTCCTGTATTGACTCCAAAATCTTACGGGTTATCGTAGCCACGTATCCATCATGATCCATGCGGTCTAAATCCGTGACTGTGCATTCGATGGAATCCATCACCTCTTTCAATGTGAACGCATCTTTGCAGTCTTCATTGAGAAACACATTCAGATTGAACTGGTTATTGTTGTTTGTCGTATTGTTATTTGTGATACATTGCGGACCATTCAGACTTATCGCTTCAACTAGTAAGCGGGTCTGCTCCGCCGCTGCCTCGTCGCGCGCCGCGTCGCGCACCGCCTGTGCTTCTAAAATTTTACTAATGTTTGTGTCACCCATCTTTGCGAGTTGTTCTTCAACCTTTGCATTTACCATCGCTTGAATAGTATCAGACATGTCATTGTCATCAGGTTCTGTTGTAAATGTCTGTGATATAGGAAGAACACGATTGACCTTTTCAGAACTCTGAAGACTATTACTAGACCACTCTTGAGATTCTGGAAATTCGGCGTTTTCTGGCGTTTTTTGTTCACACTTCTTTTTGTGAGCATATAAGCCTTGGCGATACTTATATGATTTACCACAAACACACATATATGCAGTCTCGTTTTTCTCGTTTTTGTAAGCATTAGTGTAATCATTTGTAATCATTTGGTGTTTCACAGTCAATAAGTGTCTATTGTAATCACTCTTATAACTGCATTTAAAGTCACACTTTTCACAATAAATTGTATGCTCGTTTTTTCTCGTTTTTGTGTAACTCATATTGTAACTCATTGTAACTCACTTTCTCTAAAGTACGCACAGACAAAAAGACAGAGGTACAGACACAAAATCCAAGGAATTTTAGTTTATGGTAACAAACTTGAAAAGTACCCCAAAGTTTGTTACCATAAGAATTTAAAAAGAGTAAAGTTCAAAAGTCCTCAAGAAATTTGTAAAACGACAAAAATAAATGTCGTTTTGTACTTTCTTGAGAGACTTTTGGGAAAAGTAAATTTATAATTTGGAGAAGTCTAATTTACCTTTATCAAAATTTCATATACATAAATTGATTTGCACATAGATGAATATACCGTATATAACTAAGAAAGAGTGTTGTAGTACTTGTATAATATGGACGTACCTACTTACATAGATGATTTGGACGGTTTGACGGATATAATAGATTCGCTTGTAATTATTCCTCAATCGGAGAATGATACTTTTAACAATGAAGACCAGATTGATATTATAGGGACAATTATGCAGTTAATGTATGACTACGTTCTTGAGAACCCAACACATATTCAGAATGCAAACTTCCATACTGATATGATGGAATCAATAGAAGAGTTGTTGCACATGAGTAATGCTTCTGATACATGCAGTGATGAAGAGGTTGATATATTTGACGATTTAGGCGAATTAGTAAATCAGGCGATCGACCTGTTCTATTTACAGATAATGCCTAAGCGTTCGACGGATATGTCGGCATCGAAGACAACCTCTAAGAATACAACCCGTACGTATCGTATTCGTCAGGTTTTGGCTCGCCTCCATGCAACACCTCAGCCAGCGCAACGTACTATCGAATGGTATGCGTATCGTCATGCATTGATTACGGCCAGTAACGCATATAAAATATTCGATACACCTGGGTCTCAGAATCAACTTATTTACGAGAAGTGTTTGCCATTGCCAGTATCAGTACCTACACCAACTCGTGCTGACATATTGATTGAAAATCTTGTTCCTACCGTGAATATATCGTCACCGATGCACTGGGGACAGAAGTATGAACCTGTTTCCACGATGTATTATGAGATGATACACGGAACGATTGTGGGTGAATACGGTTGTGTCCAACATAGTAAGTACAGTTTCTTGGGAGCATCACCTGACGGCATCGTGGATGATCCTAGCAGTGAGAAATACGGCCAGATGTTGGAAATCAAGAACGTGGTGAATCGTGATATCACAGGTATTCCACTTAAGGCATATTGGGTACAGATGCAATTACAACTAGAGGTATGTGACCTAGAAGAGTGCGACTTTCTGGAGACACGATTTAAAGAGTATTCCGATTATACCGATTTCATGTCAGATTGTGGTTCAGATAGTCTATTTACAAAGACCCGCGATGGGAACTGGAAGGGAGTGGTGTTGTATTTTATCGATACATCAGGTGTGCCAGTGTATGAGTACAAACCAATAGAGATGGGACAACAAGAGTATGAGACCAAATGGGAACCTAGTATGAGAAAGAAACACGAAGAACAGGGTCATAGACTGATGTGGCCGTCGTATTGGTGGTTACAGGAGGTAAGTTGCGTTTTGGTGGAGCGTAACCGTGTATGGTTCTCCCAAGTGATAGGTCAGATGTCTGCTTTCTGGGATATTATTCTGCTGGAGCGAAAAACGGGGTATGCGCACCGTGCGCCTGCGAAGCGCAAGGTAAAAGATGATGGTTTTGGACAATGTCTTATTACGATTAACGGGACACTTCTCGGGACTGACACGTCTGTATCGAGTAACATAGATCCATCTCAGAATACGCTTGACGGCTACATGATACCTCCTGTTCCGCCTCTTATTCCGCCTGAAAATATTGTACATATTCGTACCCAATCATTTGATGATGCATTGTAAATAAAAATGTACATAATATATATATATATACCCTTTTTATGTCACATCAAAATACAAAAAAAAATAAAGTAGAACAATACGACGAGAAAATAGCACGTTCTAAACGTAGTCATGATTTAGAGAATAAGCGAACTATATTGGGATTATATGATTCTAGATTTAGAGAACAAGATCTTCCCAAATACATATTAGGACTTATATCCTATGTCGTAATATTCGTGGTTCTTGTACCGTACTTTATGTTACGTAACAATGTTCCAGATGAAATCTTCATGGCATACATACCAAATGTGGATATATTAGCAACTGTCCTTGGATACCAAGGTGGTCCATTTAGCAACATATGGCGATACTTGTACAACCCCAGTAATATGACCTTACTTGGATTTTTCAGTACATCCTTAATGAATTATTTTGCTCTATTGGGTGCAACATTCATGGTGGCATGGCAGACACATAAACATAAAAGTTGGAAACATGGGTGGTCTGCTGCGTTTATTTTTCTCATTATGACTTATCTTCTACCTGGAAATATCATTGTGGTCTTACAAAACATGTTTGGTAATTATTTGAATATTCATTTCGATATTAATGATGATAATAAAATATTGCGCTACATACTTGTAGTGGTGGTTGGACTTATAATAGCAATAAGTATTATTTTAGCCGAATCAATGATTATCAAATCAACCCGTCACCATATTGAATATGGTATTCACTTAGCACATAATGCAGTGAAATATCAGTTCAAAAATTAAGTAATGGCCACTACATAAGTAATTATCAAGAAATATAGAAATATATCTATAATGAGTAGTATAGATATATGTCTGAATATAGTTCATTTAATAAAGAAGAAGTCTCTCTAGAAGTGCTTTCTAAGTTAAGAGTTGGTATTCTCATGTTCGAACACCACGCTCTGGGCCGTTGCATGCTTGCAGAAATGAAAAATCAAGGAATTGTGCCAACTGTTGTAATTGAAGAAAGAAGTAAACTTGCTGAAAAACGCTGTGGTTTTTACTTCAGACAAATGGTTGTAAGTTACCCCGACTTGCCGCTTGTGAAGGATTTCATTGAAGAGTCTGATGGTAATATTTCCCACAAAATCGTTTCGAATATCAACAATGAGGAGACCGAAACATTTGCAAAATCTGCGAATATTGACCTTTTTATTCTTGGCGGTGTTCGCATCATCAAAGACCACATGGTAGAAACTTCTAAGCATGGTTCTATCAACTGTCATCCAGGTGTTTTACCATGGGTTCAAGGCTCTTTACCTGTTTGTCGTTCCATTATTCATGATATACCCATTGCTAGTGCTTGCCATCGTGTGTCATCTGAAGTTGATAAAGGTGCATTATGTGACATTACCTTCATTGACCGTTCTACATGTGGTAATAGATTCGAGGATATTATTTCGGAAACATGTAAAGTTGGCGCCATTCAAGCATGCAATGTTGTTAAGCATCTTGCTAAAACGAATGTATTCCCTACTTTTGAAGATTTATCTACAGACGAAGGTGTATGCTTCAATTGGGATGATGATGTCGAACAAGAAGCTCGATGTTATCTGGCTAGACCAGATTATGTGGCTCCTATTTGGCTAGGACCTCAACATATTCCACCGATACCAGTTTAATCCACCAAAGGATTTCACATAAATATAGAAATATATCTATAATGAATAGTATATATATATGTCTGAATATAGTTCATTTAATATGGACGACGATATGATGGTTATTAAGCGTAGTGGATTGTCAGAAGTTATCTCATTTGACAAGATTTTGCGCCGCATTAGGAAGTTAGGTAAAGAGACCCATATTGTTCCAAATTCATCTAGCACAGGAGCCATAGGTATTAATTACACCTCACTTGCAATGAAAGTAATCGAGCAATTGTACAACAATATCCATACCACTAAGATTGATGAACTTGCCGCCGAACATTGTGCAGCGATGTCAAGTACTCACATTGACTATGGAACACTTGCTGGACGTATCGTCGTGAGTAATCATCAGAAAAATACAGAATCGTCTTTTTATACTACAACCTATAATATTTATAATGAGTTGATGGATAATGACACAGGTGAAAGTCTTTTGAATATTGAATATTTTGAAACGGTTGCACAATATCGTGAGGAGTTTGATGCAATGATTAATCACGACCGTGATTATTTGATAGATTATTTTGGTTTCAAAACACTGGAAAGGTCATATCTTTTACGTATTGAAGATAAGGTTGTAGAGCGTCCCCAACATTTATGGATGCGGGTAGCAGTTGCAATTCATGGATGCAACTTAGAGAAGGTACAAGAGACATATAATCTGATGTCAAAAAAGTATTTTACTCATGCAACCCCGACGTTATTTAATGCAGGAACGAGACATCAGCAAATGAGTTCTTGTTACTTGTTGGCAATGGAAGACGATAGTCTGGATGGTATTTTTAATACATTACATGATTGTGCAAGAATATCAAAGTGGTCAGGAGGCATTGGTCTACATGTCCATAACATTCGTAGCAATGGTTCGATGATTAAGGGTACGAATGGTCGTTCTGGTGGGATCATGCCGATGCTTAAGGTATTTAACGATACTGCGCGATTCATTAATCAGGGTGGAAAACGTAATGGGTCATTTGCGATATATCTGGAGCCATGGCATGCCGATATTGAGACATTTTTAGATATGAAAAAGAACCATGGCGATGAAGAAAAGCGTGCACGCGATTTATTTTACGGTCTATGGATTCCAGATCTCTTTATGGAAAAAGTGAAGTTAGGAAAAGATTGGTGTCTGTTTTGCCCCGACACGTGTCCAGGTCTGTCAGATTTAGTGGGTATATCATTCCAAGAAAAATATGAAGAGTATGAACGTAACAATAAGCAGGTCAAGAAGATGAATGCTCGTGACCTGTGGTATCGTATTTTGGATGCCCAGATGGAAACAGGAACCCCTTATTTATTGTACAAAGACGCGTGTAATCAAAAGTCAAATCAGAAAAACCTAGGTGTTATTAAGTCATCAAATCTTTGTTGTGAGATTATAGAGTTTTCAGACAAGAACGAAACTGCTGTTTGTAATTTGGCTTCAATTGCGCTTCCCAGTTTTGTGAATAAGGATACACATGAGTTCGACTACGATAAGTTGCACAAGGTCTCTCAAGTGATTACAGAGAACCTGAACAATATTATCGATCTTAACTTTTATCCTACCGATAAAACCATAACAAGCAATGATAGACATCGTCCTATTGGTATTGGTGTACAAGGGTTGGCCGATGCGTTCGTATTGATGGATATTGCGTTTCATAGCGAAGAGGCCAAAAAGATAAATACACAGATATTTGAAACGATGTATCATGGCGCTCTCACTCGTTCCAATGAGATGTCTATTCATTACAAAAACAATATTGATTCCAAAGACGACGAATCCGATTTGGGGAGTACTGCGGGAGCATATAGTTCGTTTGCTGGATCACCATTGTCAACTGGTCAGTTCCAGTTTGATATGTGGGACGTTGAACCAAGTGATATGTATGAGTGGGAATCCCTACGTGAATCAATAGTCAAATATGGAACGCGTAATTCGTTATTAATTGCACCAATGCCCACAGCAAGTACCTCACAGATCATGGGATTTAATGAATGTTTCGAACCGTTTACAAGTAACCTGTACAGTCGTCGTACATTAGCAGGGGAGTTCGTAGTAACAAATAAATACCTCATGCGTGAGTTGATAGACCTTGGAATATGGTCAGAGAAAATCAAAAACAGTATCATTGCAAACAAGGGAAGTATTCAACATCTTACTCAACTTCCACAACATATTCGCGATAAGTACAAGATTGCATGGGAAATACCTATGCGACATGTGATCGACATGGCCGCGGATCGTGGCGCATTCATCTGTCAGAGCCAAAGTATGAATCTATGGATGGAAGACCCTACATATAATGCTCTCACCTCTATGCATTTTCATTCATGGAGTAAAGGCTTGAAAACAGGTATGTATTACTTGCGACGTAAGGCAAAGCATCAGGCACAACAGTTTACGATTGGTCCTGAAACGATACAAAAAGAGAAAGAGAAGGAGGAAGAAGATATATGTGAGATGTGTTCCGCTTAACTAAAACCCTTGCATATCCCAAATGTTTTTCGATGCCATTTCGTAATACCGTGTTCACGGATTCCATCGAGGTGTTTCTTTGCACCGTATCCCATGTTTGAACCAATAGAATATTTCTCATCAAGTTCGGGGTTATCTAGACACAATTCTGCAATGTATTTGTCGCGTTCCACCTTGGCCACGATCGATGCCGCGGCGATACACGTATAGAGGTTGTCTCCACCCTTGATACAGACATGGTCGTAGCACACCCACTTTCCCGTTTCTTTATCGAACCGTGTATGTGGTTTGAAATAGTTTCCGTCGATAAGAAGCACCGTTTTAGCGGAGTCGAGGTTGTTTCGGTCGATCAGGGCTTGCGCACAGGCGTGCATGGCCTTCTGCGTCGCCTGAAGAATATTTATACTGTCTATTACATCTTCGTCTTCATAGCACGTCTCATGGTCAATACAATGGGCAATCACGTGGTCGTATGCCGCCTCTAGGCGTGTGTGGGAAGAGAACCGTTTACTATCCTTCATGAGCGAGTGGTCGAAATCACTCTCGCATTGTTTAGGTAGAATTACTCCGGCTACGTATACCCGTCCAAAGAGTGGCCCTCGTCCGACCTCGTCGATGCCGATCTCGGTGATCTCGGGATCATCAGAATATCGCGTAGATAGTATATTAGGTGGCATGGTTGTCGTAGATATAGATAGTTACAGTTAGGTCGAGATAAATCAATTTATGTAATGTAGTAATATTTTTTACGTACTATATAGTATATCCGAAATCATGCAGAACAAAAGAGAAATACTCATGTTTCTTGTAGCTGTAATTGGTATTACATTGTTTTATAGAATGGTCTTGTCGCTTCCTACCAGTAAGTGTGATCAAGAAGGGTTTGCAGGACAAACTGAAAAACCAACCAAACCTGGATGTTATTTATATACAAAAGATTGTGGGAGTATACCTGCCGGTCCTAATCCTGATGGACCGTATCTTGATGCAAATAATTGGTTTCCGCTCCCTGGGATGAACCAGTTCGACACCGAAGAAAAATGTAAATCAAGGATTATGACTCAGGATTTTAAACAAGGCATGCAACGCTTTGGATGCGCCGTATCTGACGATTATTATCTATTTGTTCCACAAAATAGTTCTAGCACACCGACTACAGAGACTACCACTCCTGATAGTGGGTTGGACAACTACAACTTTTTCTCAAAAAACAGCATCCCCACTGTTTACTACGGCCCAGACAGTTCCACTGCGCGCGTCACCATGTCTGGCGGCGAAAATGATGACAGTGAAACCGACACTAAAACATATAGCATTACAGTCACATCCGCAAACGGGGCTACCAAAACGTATGTGATGGAAAACACAAGTGAAACTGCAGTTGTGAACCCGCTCACGAACACGCCAGAGACAACGACCACCAGTACTCAGGCAACAACTGTCCCTGAGAGCATCGCTAACACTCGTTTCGTCGACCAATCTGGAAACATTGCGAAGCTTTATGTCGCGGAGAATGGCCAGTACGTGGTGCAAACGCGCCAAATTAATGGCTATGATATGGTGTATACTTCTACTAATGTGTTCACATATGACAGGAACAAGAGTAAATCGTTTCTTGTTGGCGAGTCGGTGAATGATATCACGCCGATTAATGAGGCACAGAACACGACCAACAACTTGATCGGGTCTCTCACCAACAACACAATTTCGTCTCAACAAACTCAGACTATCAACGGCATACCGGGGCGAAGTATCCCCATAGGTCAAGAGGACTTGTATATCTTGAAGTCGCAAATCGTTCCACCCGTGTGTCCGGCTTGTCCCCAGATTTGTGCTGGAAAATCTAGCAAAGAAAGTTGCCCACCTTGCCCGGCTTGCGCTCGTTGTCCTGAATCCACGGATTTTACGTGCAAAAAGGTCCCGGACTACTCTAGCAACACGGCTGGTTCTACGTCTGGCGGCGATAGCACGTGGGGTCCAAATAGTAATATTTCATCGAGTAACGGTGCTAACGGAAGCGCTCCCAACTACAACCAATACAGAAATAACGCCAAGTTCTCTCCAGTACCAGTAGTCAGCAATTTTTCGACGTTCGGCATGTGAACGGATTAAAAATACATGTTTATATCCACAATGATAAAAAAATCAACATTATTTTATCATTTTTATTTTATTTATGCATCTGTCAGGTCGAACACGCTGGCCGGGTCTTCTTTTTTGTTTGCATAACTGCCATCGCCCTGTGCGTAGTCTTCAAGATCTTCCCCTTCTGGAACAAGGACGCAGCCGGTATAGATGTAATAATATGTTTCGTCCAGACACCACTCGCCCTCATCCTCCATGAAATCGGTATCGCACCCACCGAGGGATACTGTTGATGCGTCGTCGTCATTTGTTTGTAGATATTCCTTCGCATCGTCAGTATTTTTCCATATGTCAAAACATTTTTCGCATCTGTCTGGTTGTCCTAAGTCCATATAGGCAGTCGCCTCATCCTTAGACATGCCAAGATTTTCAAAACAGTTCATTCCTTTTGCGCCACAGTCGTCACATTCAAATGCGTCTGGGGATTCGTCGCATGCGCAGTCGTCTTCATCGTCTTTTAATTCTTTCTCGTGTTGGATGTTTATCTCCTTCATCCGGATTTTCCATAGTCTGTCATTTTCTTTCTCTACCGCCCTTTGCTCATTCGTTAGACGACTAAGGTACAAATCATGACTAATTTTGGGACATTCTCCATTTGATATTCTCTCAATTTCCAGTTCTTTCAAATATTCTTCTCTCTCTTCCTCTACTGCTTCACTAGCCTCTTCCTCTTCTTCCTCCTCTTCCTCTTCTTCCTCTTCTTCCTCTTCTGGCGCCATCGATTCTACAATCTCCCGCATTTCCTTTTTGGTGTAATTATCCTTATTATCCAGTTCATAGTCTACGCCATTTCCATCCGTAGATTCAGAGAACTCGCACTCGTATTTATTAAGACATACCGCATCGCTCTGAATAATATCTCTGCGTTCTTTTTCAGTGATCTCGACAATACATTCCCCCCAACGCCATCCAGTAGTGTATTTGAGTGTCGCGATTTTACCCGTGGAAAGTTGTTTGGTGTAATGTCCGACTTCTTCGAAGCATCCTTTGTACTTAGGGATTGCAATATATCTCTGTCTCTCTGGTTGCGGTGTAGGTGTTGTTTCAATGTCTGACATGATGTAACTTGTGTTTCTAAACAGTATGCCTAACTTAAATCTAAAAAAATACATTCAATTTTGGTATAATACTATAACCCATTAGTGCGGGCGCGGTGATGGTGATACGCGTGAGTTGTTGGGAGTGAATATTGCACTCGCCATGCTGAGGACTATGAATGAGAAGAACACGATAGGACAGACACCGTCTGTCATGTCGGTAGGTTAGTGCGGTAATGTGGTATATGGCTTTCGGTCGGAAAGCCATATATGAATCAATTTATGTAGAGATAAAATACTATTCATGTACTAGTTTTTTCTTTTCGCATTTTTTGTCCATCTGGAAGGTCTCTCCAGACGATTCTTGTGGGACTATTTTAATGATGCATTTTGATTTACTGCCTTCATACAATGGTTCGGTGCATCCTTTTTCATGATTTTTATTTTTACGTGTTCGTTCCCGAGTGCTTTGTTTTATGGTTGCTCTTGCCTGTTTTTTAATTGTCTTTTTACTCCATACGTCTTTTGGTGTTCCAGAGTTGCATCTTGCTCTGAAATGTTCGTATCGTTTACGAACATCATTATACGTAAGTCCTGAGCGCTTTTTAAGCATTTTATTGACTAGTTCGTGCAAATTATAAATATATCTTGAAAAGGTGTCACGACTCTTCATGTCACTCATTTTTAAGGGTAAGCTTTTAAAATTATTTCGTAGATTCAATCTACAATATTTGCATGGAATAACGTAACACAAACTGTGAATAAAATCGCGATAATGTTTTTTATCTTCTTTTGTGGGTTCAACAGGATAATTAAAACTGATGGTATGTAGCGAATGCCATAGACTAGGCCCCCACACTGTCGTGAGCATACCGTCTCCACTATTGAACTCGCGTTTTGAATACATAACCTTTCTTGTTTTTTTAGAAGATGTACGAGACGTCTTTTTACGCGTAGACGATGATTTCATAAGTTGACTAGTTGTACTATTGGTAGAAAAAATATTCTGCTTGAAAAATATTGGATATAGACTTATTTTAGTGGAACTACTTTTTCAATGGCTCGTAAACTAGAAAATTGTGCAACGGAATGCGATACATTGGTATTGGTGTGAAGCGTTTTCATAATATGTTTATAGTATTCTGCATCAGTGATATAATTTGTTCGTTGAATGGTAATCAATTCTCCAGTGGTTGTTCGGAAGATCATGATATATAGTAATAATAGTAATATATACGAAGTCTTTATGTGTGTTCGTTCGTTAGGGAGATAAAAATATAAATATCTGGAGTACACTATAGTACTATGTTCGAAGTTTCTTCTGTTCAGAAGCGAAATCTTATGATAGGTGGAGTTGTGGTATTACTTGCTATAGTCGGATATATAGTGTATGTGTATAGTCGTCCTAAACTTCTGACACAAATTAATGGTGACGCTGCAGACGGAGCACAAACCTCACAGTCTGATGCTGAACTCATTTTCTTTTTTGCTGACTGGTGCCCTCATTGTAAAAAGGCTAAACCTCATTGGGATGATGTAAAACAGGCATATTCGGACAAGGTCGTGAACGGATACACTTTAATATTTACAGAGGTAGACTGTTCTAAAGAGACAGAAGAAATGAAGAAGACCACTGCTGAATATGAAATTGAGGGTTATCCCACGATCAAGTTGATTAAGGACGGACAGGTAATCGAATACGATGCCAAGCCAGACAAGGATACTCTCGAGAAGTTCATCAACACAGTTGTTTAGACGAATGTCTATAAATATTCGCAAAATACCATCATACTATATGAAACGCATTGTCGATATAGTATGATTACATCTGATAATGAGTAGGATTACTTGCGCTTGCGAGTACTCTTCTTGCATTTACCTTTACCCTTTTTTGTGCCATGTGAACGCTTATGTGTGGCATTTCGTCGTTTCATTCTGCGACGTGATTTACGACCGCCATGTGTTGGGTTGGCTAAATTCTGTGCTCTTAGAAGGTCGTCTCTTTTTTCACGTAGTTCCTTCATATCTGCATTATACTGATCCATTGCAGGTTGATTTCCTATCGCAGGCTTTATGCCTTTCGACTCTAACGCATCCCGAATTTGTTGTATGTTCTGTTCCATAAAGTTCATTCTATATTGTGTGCCTGCAGGAGTTAGAATGCGCATAGTTATTTTTTTGCCATTTACATCAATCGGCATCTCTGAATACATATCTTCTCCTGGTGATGGAATCTTACCCATGTTATCGAATATATGGTTGGATATATTTGTTACAATTTGAGCGTTTTTTTGTTTTTCTTTTTTCGTTGGGTCAGAAACTGATGCGGATACCTGTCTTGCGGCAGACATCGCCTTAGAAGACGTGTTTTTTGCAGCGGTGGTGGTTGCACTAACAGCTTTTGTTATACTTTCCCATATACTCATTTGGTTATTATACATTAGGTTCCGATAATAAATTATCGGAAATATGATGTTCCGTTTCAGATATCTCTTTATTATTAGCATAATCATCTAAAAATATAGAAGCGCGTTGTCTTCCTATTTCTAGTAGGCCTTTACGTAATTCTATGTCTGAAAACGTATTTTGAATACTTGTTAACGTTACATTCGGAATCGGTATGGATACATATACTGGAATATTCTCGGTATTTCCATCGTCCTTAATACGATTTCCCAGATTAGAGACCATACTGTATAGTAAGTTCTCTATGAACTCAAATAATGATGAGTTTTCAGTGACTTCAGTTCGATTGTCTTTAATCTGGTTACCTATCCCTAATATTTCTGTCTTGTCTGTGTGTCTTTTTAGACACATTGACATAGGATAATTACATAATAATCCTCCATCAATGTAGCATTTTCCATCATTAAACACAGGAGAAATGATGAGTGGACATGCTGCTGACATTTGAATTGCAGTAAGCACCTCTATGTTAGGATGGGTTTCGTGTGATATGCTTATAAACGTGAACGATGACAGGTCAGTAGTGCAAAAATGAAGGTCTACCCCTGTTATTTTATATAATTCTGCCATAGTAATATTGAGTTCTATATCTTTGCTATCAAAGAATGGTTTGAAAAACGTAATAAAAAAGTCGGGTCCATAAAATCCTTTCTTCATAAAAATATCAAATATGTTTGCTAGGTTTACGTTGTATACATTGGACCAAGGCCGCTTTACTATATAATCAACTATTGTTTCCCATGTGAACTTTAGCGCAATGAGTATAGATATCATCGATCCTGCCGAGACAGAATGAATGGATTGGATGTCATCAATATTCCATATACCAGCATCGTGCAATGTTTGTAGTGCACCTACGAGACACAGACCTGCAGTCCCCCCTCCAGGAAGTACTAGATGTTTAATTGTCATATAAATACCTACATCAAGTTCTGTCTAATTATATTTTTTCCACATAAGAAGTATATGGAAAACATATTCACTATCAACAAACACGAGGAACAATATGACGATGATGTAGCAACAAGCATTAATATTGACGACCTGTATGAGAAGAAGCGCGAACGCGACTTTGCACAGTTAAAGATATTCAATAAGGTGTTGCGACGTGTTCATAGTAAAATTCAAGTGACATCAAGACAGAAGGGTGCTGAAAAGATATGTTGGTTTGTTGTTCCAGAAATCATGTTAGGCGTTCCATTGTATGACCAATCTGGCTGCATCGCATACGTAATGGATAAACTCAAGGTCGACGGCTTTATTGTGAAATATGTCCATCCCAATACTCTTTTCATTTCTTGGGGTCATTGGGTTCCTAATTATGTAATTAGCGAGATAAAAAGCAAAACAGGCATTGAGTATGATAATTATGGCAACACTGTGAACCAGCCTCCACTAGAAGCCATGGAAAGCGTTGCCGCATCATCTGCAACAACTGCGCCACCCAAATCCAATGTGGTTCTCAATGCAAAGCAAGGTGTCTTTCAGAAAAAGCGAGACCCAACGGTATATCGGTCCACAGACAACTACAAACCGCAAGGAAATATGGTGTACGATAGGCACCTCTTATTTGAAATGTCGAAAAAAGGTGGTAAGTAAGATAATTATGCATATACAAGAAGGTCTAGGTCTTGTTCCATAGTGCGTATTTGGTTCTTACTGCTTTCCAATGTCTGGATTGCATGTAGCGCAGTAAAAATTTCATTTCCTAAGTGATTATCTATTTCACATTGTAACGACATATCTACAATAGTCTGATGTGCATCGCTTGCTATTTTTTCTACATCTTCTATTGTTAAATATGGTCTAACTCGTGGTCGTCTTTTTCTCTCTCCATCTACAGTGTGAGTTCCAAATACAAACATTTTGTTAACCAGTTCAACGAGTATCTTTCGTTTTGTCATGACAGAACTGATCATTTTTTGTAGATGTTCTGCGAATTGTGATAAGAGGTTTGATTTTAACGTCACCTTTTTAGGATCATTATTATCATCCTCTAAAGATGTAAAAAGAGGATCACAGTCTACGTCGTCATTGTCACCAAACTTACACACGAAGAGTGGTGTTGATGGTTCTGGAACATCTTCTACGCGATCTTTATTTTCATGAAGCGGTATGTCTCCAAACCGCTTAATGTTATCGGGAACAACAGTTTCTCCAGAGAATGCATGATAAAATCGCGCCAAATCACGATTAAATACAGATTTTGTATCATCGCTCATGCCTAAAAATGAACCAGTTTCTTGGTCGTACTCAGTATCAAAGTACAAATCGTATAATTCGGGAATTCCATAGTGGTTGCCCAGAGTAGTCATCTCAGCCACCTCCATTTCGTCAGTATTATCATCATTTGTCTCTGTTTTAGCAAACCGTTTGATACGAGACCCACAAAAACTCAGATGTGATATGGAAAAATTGGGAGAAAGGATATTATCAGAATCATCTGTCGCAACAAGGTCTTTATTATTTGGTTGAATGGCGAGGGAAATGGCTACCAGCACTCTTGCGATGTTTAGGTAGAACGCACTCACTTCGTGACGAGATGTTTCTGTGGTAATTGGTTCGGATTCCATAATACGTGAAAGTTTATTGACCGCTATGTCATCTTGGATTGCTTCAGAAATCTTGTTTGCCAATACTTCAGACCTATTGGACCCATCTACTGCGTTTTCTATCAAACTGTTCAAATGTTCTGTATTCGTAGTCAATATAAGTTCGGCAGCAATAAAATCAAGGTCATCTACAGTAGACATATCCATATTGATCATTGGACTAGTCTCACTATCAGGAACTTTCATATCAGAAGAGTCGGGAGAGTTTATAATAGATAAAATATTTCCCATTAACAACGCGTCTATATATATTATAGTGTTCTATTTTTATGTAGATATTTTTATACATTGGTTAGAATTGAATTAAACTTGTGGATTAATTATCAATCAACAAAGTATCTAATGCAGACTATAACATTGCGACAAAAAACCGTAAAAAAACAAAAGAAACAGATTTCATCCGCCGAAAAGGCTCGAATGTGGAACATATTCGATAGTGAAGTGACTTCTCCAGATGCAAATGCGAACAATCTAGAATGCATGTACCGTGATTGTGGAAATCGCGAAAGTTGTGACCAATGCACATCATCGCTTGCATTTTCGGAAGAGGGCTTTCTTACATGCACCAATACCAGATGTGGAATCATTTACAAGGATATTATCGACCAGACTGCAGAGTGGAGATACTATGGAGCAGACGATAATCAAGGAGGTGACCCCACACGGTGCGGCATGCCTATTAATCCGTTACTCAAAGAGTCTTCATTTGGGTGCAAGATTCTGTGTAGTGGAAACACTAGTTACGAAATGCGCAAGATCAGAAGATACACCGAATGGCAGGCAATGCCATACAAGGAAAAATCGCAGTATGATGAGTTCCAATTCATTAGCACCATGGCTCACAACGCTGGAATTTCAAAAATGATTATTGATGATGCTATACGATATCACAAAAAGATTTCAGAATACTATCAGACATTCCGTGGAGAAAACCGTGAAGGGATATTAGCTGCATCCATTTACGTATCATGTCGTGTTAATAACACCCCCAGAACACCCAAAGAGATCGCAACTATCTTTCACTTAGACGCCACAAATGCAACCAAAGGGTGTAAAAATGTTCAGCAAATTATCAATATTATAGAAAAGGATATGGAAACAGAAGAAAAGACCGTATTTAGCAAAACCACTTCTAGCGATTTCATTGAGCGATATTGTAGTAAACTTACCATAAGTGCGGAACTCACTAAATTGTGTCAGTTCATTAGTATCAAAATAGAACGCACTGCACTCATGCCTGAAAATACTCCACACTCAATCGCAGCAGGTATCGTGTTCTTTGTCATTCAATTATGTAACCTTACGCCCACAAAACGCGATGTAAAACGCATTAGTGATATTAGTGAGGTCACCATCAGCAAATGTCACAAGAAGATTGAAAAGCATACATCTGACCTTGTACCTGCTACAATTCTCAACAAATATGTTACAAAGTAATTTGCAGTTGACTGTTGAAATGATATATACTATATTTTTAGTAACATAGTATATATAATAATGAACCCAGATGATGATGCCTTAGTCATAACACTTGCAATCACAACGCACGGGTGTGTTACTACTATGGACACTGACCCCGATAACGAACATAATGTACGATATACTAGCATAACCAATGACAACCTTCATACTACCACATCATCACCCAAGGACGATGTAATCAATATATATAGTCTAAATAGGTATTTTCGTAAAGATACTCCCGATAAACTACTAAGTAATTTGCCTTATTTTGATTCGTTGCCGTATGACAAGGCGTTTTCTGCAGTAAGTGATAGGACTTCGAGTGTGTTTAATATGTTGGTTTCTACAATTGCTCGGCTACCAGCTAATCTGGGTATATGGGTTATCTCCGTTCATAAAAGACGAGAACCTCATCCAACAAATAATTATGAATATGTGTTTCCTAAGGATATTGGCCAACTTACAAACTTATTAAACCTGAATGGATTAGAACAATTGAACCAAACTTTTAATAAGATACCCAACTTAAAAGGTACAATAAAGAAAGATGACAAATATATTAAACTGAATGGTGACAACACTCGTATTGAAAATATTCGGTTAAGTTATTTATTAAAACTGCTCAAACAAATTATGGGTCCAAAATGTGATTTCAATATTTATGACTTCTCATGTTCTAGTCCATGTAATGGATCTAGTATAATTGATACAAAAACAACAACCTCATTAATTCATCTACCAGAAGCAGGTGACCCAGAATCAGGTAGAACGCGTTTTTTTGGTGGAAAAAGAAAGAACCGCAAAACCAAACGCAGACGCTCTCGAAGATACATGAGACCCAAGAGAAAACACACGGTCAAAACCAAGAAACTGAATAGAAAGATGAAGAGGAAACACTAGCACAATAGGATACACACTTTAATCCTTGCCCGAATCATTCTCACATAATGACCGATGCATAAAGGTGATTAACAATATCAATACTGCTGTCAATATGCGAAAATTAAAACGGGATTGTATCCATGGAATTTGGTATATTGCTGCCGAGAACAACATCGTGATTACGATATCTATTATCACCATACTGCCTATGCGATAAGAACGTATTCCTCTTCCATGAATACCGATCATATCTTGATATACATTACATAAATCAACTCCCATCTTTGACATATAGAGAGACAATTATCTCTCTATGTATCATATATTATAACTATG